ACCAATCATATCTAAAGGAGGAAGTTCATATGTATTAGACATTTTTTCCATTAAAACGTCTATCTCTCTTTGAGCGTCATCATACATTTGTCTGCCATTTAACTCGACTCCGCCAGGAAGTTTAACTCCAGTAAATTTCATCATATTTTGTCCCCATTGCCTCTTGATCAATGCGGTTAAATATGGTTTTATGAAAGAATCGTTCCAAACCCTTGAATAATCATTTGGATCTAAAGTTGAGTAGCAATCAATAACAAAAAAGTGATTTTCTGTAACTGATCCCCAATCAATATCCAAATATAATCTATCTTGTCTTTTGTTAAATCTAATTTGCTTTTGGGTGTTTAAGAGAAAATCCAAATCTTCCAAATAAGTCTTAACCATTGCGTAACTTAAAAGTTCGGTTGTTCCCCAATAGTAAATATCATTTAAAAATAATTGATACTTCACACTAAACATATTATGTGTAATAGTGTTTGCGCCATCAAAAGTAAAAATTTTATTTACACCAATAACATTGGGTGGGACTTGAAGATAATTGCTGTTTTCATAATAATTGAACGTAGTTGCCGTTCCTACTATATTTGTAGTTACTGACGTTGTTGCAATTCCAACACTATTTTGACTTAATCCTTTTGCTCTTCCCCTATCAATATCCGCTTGAGTTACTTTATACTTATAGAATGTTGGATATACCCCATCAAAATGACGTTCTTGAAAGAATTGAACAGCATCATCTACTAAGTCTTCAATTTGTTCATCCGCAACATTAATTTCCAAAACTGGCGCTCCCAGTTTTCTTTTACAGTAATCTATTAGTTCTTGTCTAGTAGATGGTTGCGCCATTTATCCACACTCTTTGAAATATTTATGATTTGGATGTTATGAGTTGTGTGACAACTTCTTGCTGCTTCAAATATAATTTAAAGTAGCATTTTGCAATATTTTTAATTTGATCTAAATCTGATATGTTATCAATTTCAGATGCTACTTTAAAATATTCAAAACTTTTTGTTAAATTTTCAAGTTCTATACTATTTGGATCCATTAATTAAACTCCGAAGTAACGTCTTAATTTCATTTAAGTCATTTTTCATATTAGTCACATCACTCTCTAAAATATCTAATTTTTTATTTTCTTCGTTTTTTATGTTACGTCTTGCAACATATTGTTGATATTCTGTCATATTTGTGTTGATAATGGAGTTTGTATTTGGATCTCTAACGAGATTGTTATAACCTTCGACTTTTAAATAATCCATTTCAATTATGCAAGGGCGATTACTCTTAGATTTCTAACTCTTGGTGGGTAGACTTGATTTGTTGAGGTAAGAACTAATTTAATTCTATATGATCTAAATGAGGGTAATCCATCAGCGGTAAAACTATACTCTCTAAAATCGATAGTCCTAGAATCAAATCCAAGGGAAAGTGATGGTTGAATAAACCTATCAGGTAATCCATCGCTATCTTCAAAATTTATAATTTGTTTCTTATCATCAAGATTGTTGTAACCTGGGAAAGGCGTAAAAATGGGTATGAAGTTTTGATTTTCTCCAATAGCATAGAATGCCCTAACATCGCAATAATTATTAACATGGGCGTCTAACAGAATCTTAATAGAGGTAGCTGGATTTTCCAAAGAAATTTCTTTGGAAATATATTGGAATGCAGATGGATCTGTTCCAATTGTATTAACCCTGTTATCAGTCGCATAATTATCAATCGCTTTATTGACCCTATTCGATGTTAGTATTGTACTAACTCTTTGAGTATCAATAACAGGACTTACTCTAGAATCTACGGAATTTAAGAACAATCTTAAATTCATAGATTTTTTGCCCATCAATGCTCCCAATTTTGCATCTTCATTTATTTTGGATAAAATAATTTTTGGAGTTGTAAAATAATTAGATCTATTTAACGCAATTGGTTCAAATCCACTGTCAACAAAAGGTATTTCATTGCCACTAATACTAGAACCTGTTATAGTTCTCACTTCTGCGTTAATTGACGTTCCTTGGACAGTAATATTTTGTACAGATGGAGTGATAATCTCAAAAGGAATATTTTGAGTTGCTTTCACATTAACCCCGCCAGCAGATTTTGTTTGATTTAGATATAATTTGGGGAAACTAGTATCATCAGTGCGATCTATTCCATTTTCGCTCATTTGGATCTTAATATTATATGAATCGAATGATAATGGATCAGCAACACTGACATCTTCTAGATAGTGAGTAGTATTAATTCTCCTAAGAGAAACTCCACCTAACTCATATTTGTATACAGGAGTTCCTGTTGGGTGAGTTACTGCTGTTTGGGGGAGAGTATTGAAGAATGTTGGATCAATATAACCCAATCTAGTAATATTATCTAAAGATCCCGTGGAAACTGATGAATATCTAAACAATTCATTTCCAATTAATGCATAACCTGGGCTTGTTGTTCCTACGCCAATATTTTCAAAAGTCGAGAATTTAGAAGAATCTGCAACTAGAATAGATCCTACAGAATTAAATGCATAATCTGATGTAAGTTTTGTTGGTGGAACATCAGTTTCTGCGCCTGAAATCCTTACATAATTATCGTCAAAATACATTCCATGATTTTTGTGATTTACTAAAATATGTAATCCATCACTTTCAACATTAATATCGGAAATTTTAACATTTCCACCTGAAGATGAATTCAAAGCAGTTGTTAATCCAGAACCATTAATATACTGTACAGTTTTTCCAGTTCCCGCAATTGAAAAATCCCCCTGAACATTATCTAAAATAAGTTCATTAGTACTTGCAATAGAAACAAGAGAGAACAATGCGTTTCTGCCTACGGAAGTAGATCCTAAAGTAGAAATACCAAGAACATCGCCCACTTGATATCCATTACCCGAAGTAGCAACAGTGGCAGCTATTGCAACACCGCTTGAGATTGTGATATTAGCTGTTGCGTTTCTTCCATTTCCAGTGATTGTCACTAAATTGACATTATTATAAGTAAAACTTCCTGAAGATGGAGTATAACCAATTCCTGAGTTGATAACCTGAAGTGTTCCTGTGGCAATTCCAGCATTTCCTACATAATTACCAGTTGCGTCTGTTCCTTGCTGCAAAACAGTGTTACCAAAGGTTAAACCACTATCTTGTACAGCACTTGACAATCCAATTCTAACTTTTCTAGAATTAAGACCTAATGAATTTGGTAAAAGTGTAGGAACTTGAGAATTGCCTGGAGAAAGTTCTGGACTATAGAATTCAACGTTACCGGAACTTAAGAAATCTGCTCTATAAAGAGTAAACTTCAAGTCTTCCCATTGACTTGCTTCACGGGTTGAGGCATTTTGTGGTTTGAATAGAGATCCAAGATAGGGTTGATTCGAAATGTTTGATTGTGTCAGAAGATCAACTTCACCAACTCTAGAAATAAAGACGTTGTATTTGTTAGAATTTGACTTAATAACAATAGAATATTCTTTTCCACCCTCTAGGTAAACCGGAGACTTCAGTACAAATGAAGTTGCAACAGATCCATCATTTGAAACATTAACTTGATCTGGATTTAGCGTAACTTCAGAGAATGGAATAACAGTTTGTGTTGGGTATCCTCCTTGCATCGTTCTAATTTGGAACAATACTGGAATATCAGTATCATCTTTTGATTTAAAGAATATGTCACATTTTGTGAGGAAAATACCACTTTCATCCTGAACCAAGAATGATTGCGCTAGAGGATCCCACCAAGGACATCCATACCAATTTGTTGATGATGAAACAACATTGCTTGCAACTATTTGTGTACCACTTGTTCTAGAAACATTTTCTTTTTGGGTATTTTGTTTTTGTTCTATTCTTGCACTTCTGGTAGAAATAATATTTTCTTGGACTGTTTCTAAAGTTCCACTGGAAATAAATTTCTCCTCAGCAACAGTTGCAGCGAGATTTCTATCATTAATTGGATTGTTTATTAAAGTGAAAGTTTTCAAACCATTTTCAAATCTTGGATTAATCGAAATATTTGGATTTGGAATATAAAAGCTTCCAATCAATGATGCGTAAACATCAGAAATTAATCTTACGTTTGAAATTGTTGCTTGAGCACCACTTGTTTTGCCTACAAGGGTCATCCCAGACTGCACCCAACCACCATATTGACCCTGGTTTTGTGTACACAAGGAAAATACGTCAATATTTAAAGTACTACTTGTAGATGAATAAGTTGCGGCAAGAGTTTGACTTGTATATGGATTTAGTTGATATGTTGAAGTTGGGATATTGTATGGACCCTCTTTATGATTTAATTGTGCCACTCTGAATGTAATTTTTGGATTACTTTCATCTATGGTTGTTTCATTAAGACCAGTCTTTTTAATTATACCAATAACGGTTTCGCCAACTTCAAACACGCCTGAAATCATGGTGATTTCCAGCAATTTAGGAATACAGTATTTTGTTACGTCAACACCATCAAAAAATGCATAAATCTGTGTTAATGGTTTAACATTTTTGGCAGCAAATTGAATGTTTCTAGATCTTAAGTATTGAACTAAGTCTCTACTTACAACTTTGTCTCCAACTGATTGTCTATCGAATTGTTCAGTAACAAAAGTTGTTGCAGCAGTTCTTGACTGGATCCCAGTTTGCTTTGTCTCCCCAAATGTGTCCTGAGTAACAGTAGTTGTTGCATAACCTCTATTCAATCCCCAATAACCATATGGAGAACCCCACCATCCATATCCATAATTGTATGAAGAATTTGTCTGTGTTTGTACAGTTTCAATAACTTCTTTGCCGGTCCAATTAGTTTCCCAAGCACTCCATACGGTTGGTGAATAACCAGTTTGTGGATCTACATTAAATTGTTGTTGAGCAAGAGCCATTGTTTGGGCATAATTACCCTCAACATTAATAATTTTAGCATTTAATCTAACAGTATCGACCCAAGTATCTGTTGCTGGAGTAAGTTCAATTGTTCCCTGCCAGAAACTAATAACAAATGGTGTGACATTTTCCGTCCTAGTTGCAAAAGACTGCTTCAACCATTCAACTTCCGCATAATCAAGGGTAATTAAATCACCGGTTTTTCTTATGTTATTTCCTTCTGGAATTTCAAACGCTAAATCTGATTGTGGATCCAATCCTTCAACAGGACCTTGAATTAAATCAACTGCAGTAGTATAATGTTTTGGTCTCAGTTCTTTATTTTTAAGATCAATACTGTTTTCAAAAGGAAGACCACTTTCTTGGGAATTTGATGAACTAAAGTTATCGACAAAAAATCCAGATTTAAATCTATCTAATCCATCTGAATCCGGAATAAACAAATTAGCAGTATTTGATTCAAGCATTGATAATGCAGTGTGGTACTCAAGATTTTTAATCCTGTTTTCAAGTTGCTTGATATCCACCATACGATATCTCTTATGTTCAAGGAACTGAACAGAAGCTTGAGAAATATCAAAAAGATATGGAGGCAAAGTTACTGTAGCAATTTCTAATGCATCATCAACGGAAATTGGTTTTTCTGGTTTTTCTGAAGGAACACCATACTTAACTTGGAAAGTTCCATCTTTTCGAATATAAATCCTATCAACTCTTCCAAGATAATATGAAAATGTAGTAACAATAGATTCATCAGATGCTAAAATATTCGCTGCAGAATTTCCGGATCCGTTGAAAAGTCTACCATAAAATTCAAGTGGAGATCTTGAATTCTCTGCGACCGTATAAGAAGAAACTCTTGGTCTGATATCAATCACATCAGAGTTTCTAACAGAATTTACAATTTGAATTTCTTTCTTATAATCAAACCCACGATATGATTCTACTGTCGTTATATCTCCATTATCAGAACTTTGATAATATCCACTTGCAAAATATACTTTTATTTTTTTAGATGGTTCTGGTGATAAAGGAACGCGGTTAATTGCCCCATACCCATAGAAAGATCCTTTCTGTCCATTATCAAACTTAAAGTTTGATGAAATATTTGAACTTGAAGCATCAATAGTTGTTATAATTGCAGAAATATTTGATTCCAAAAAAGTAACTGTTTCTTCTTCCTTAAAAGTGTTTTCATTCAAAGGAATAAATGAAATTTGAGAGTCAGTTATTTTTTCTGCACACACACCAATTGCACCACTTAATTGCCCAACAAACTGCTCACCAATTAATAAATCTGCAGTTTTTGTTGTTGGACCACTTATAGCAGAGAGTACAAGAGTTGGTGCGGATGGGTTTGCAGTTGTTTTTGATTCGTAAACGCCATAAACATTAATTATATCGGGAACATTTAATGAAATGTTTTCATCTTGAACTCTAGTTCCATAAGGATAATTTCCATAAACCAAACCATCATCTAATGTAGTTGCGCCAATTCCAGATCCTTCATATTTTGATTTATCAATAAGTAATGAAGAAACTCTATTTTTTAATTTAATTTTTGATTTCGGTTTAATTTTTTTCAAAGTCGCAACTAATGTTGCAGTATCATTTGTACCTAAATTGTAAATTTGAATTTGAGTAGAACCATTAATAAAATCAAATTTATCGGAGGTAAGAATTTCAGTGCTTCCATCAGATCTAATTAACGAATATCTCTCTTCATCAAAAGGTAAAAATGTTTCATTTTCTCCTGCGGTAACGGGAGTTGATAATTGATTTCCCGAAATAGTTACATTAAAGGTTTTTCTAATTGTTAATGATGCATCAGTTAAATTGACAGATGCTATATTTGGTCTTGGTAGAACTGTATAAAGAGTATCGTCAGTTGAACGAGATTGATTAGTTGTAAGGATCTTCAAGTCCGAGACACTAAGAACAGATGTTGGAAGACTTCCCTGATTAATACCAGATACCGCAGTAACTCCAGAAATCGATATAGTTGTTTTTCCAACACTGACGACGCTAGCGTATACTGGTATAGATGATGAGTTATTGCTAAATTTAACTAAGTTACCTACTTTAACTAATTTTCCTGGGAAATTTGCATTGGTGCTAGTAATAGTGCTAATACCTCCAGTAGAAGCACTAATAGTAGCAATACCTACGTTATAAAAGTCCGATTGAATAGTATCTGCATTAAAAGTTTTTGCGGATCCTACAATACCATAAACAGACTTAACATCAGAAATTCCATATGAAGTTATTGCTGTCGCGACCCTATTATTCCCAATGCCATCAATAATAAACGATTCATTGAGTATAAACTCTCCGTTCTTTTGATATAGAACAATAGATTTACTATTTGTTACGGAATTTTTTAGAAATGCAGTTGCACCACTGTTTTTTCCTTTAATAAAAGTTGGAATAGTGAGCGTAATTGGTTCGTTTAGTGTAATTTCTGTAGTTGTTTGAACATCATATAGAGAAATATTCCATTGATTTATATTAGAATTTGTTGTGGCATATGATCCGGATTCCAATCTAAAATCATAAACTCTAGCAACACCAATTTCCTTTCCTGCTGCTATTGTTGATGCAGAACCTACTCTCGAATCTCTTAAACTTAATACATATGTATTTCCAATACCAACCGTTGGGGATCCATATACTCTGTTTAAAGTTAAAGATGATCCGGTATTATAATTAATTGAAAGATTGTTGAGAGTTGCTGTAGTTCTTGGTTTTTCTGCATCTAAAAATACTGGAGAAACAGTTTCAACTTCGTATCCTCTTACAAATGCTTTTCCTGGAGAAATCTGATAAACTGTAAGATTTTCTGATGGAGTTGACCCTCCATATGTAAATTGTCCTGGATTAAATATTCCTCTGTTTCCTAATCTGTCATTTAAAGACTCCTTAATGCTCAAATCAAAAGGAGTGACGTAGTAGTCTCCAGATTCCGAATATGTTCTTCTTGCCAATTCATCTTGAATTATGTTATATTCTTTGGCAGTTCTATTTGTTGTTATTACTCCATCTATAATTGTTGCTAACTCTACAAAATTATTATCATTAAAATCAGTTAAATCTTTCTTAAATAATGATGTTGAAATTTTTAATCTATCTGCCCCAGGTGCAGCATAATTATTAAATCCCTGAGAATTGTCATTTAACGTCTCATCAATATCAGAATTAATAATTTCTTCATTTACAAATAAACCAACCCTGTAATTTGAATTATTTGAATATTGATCTAGAATAAGAGTTTCTGTATTTACTTTTACGAAGTGACCTCTTATAAAATAAACACCTTCAGTGATTGAAAATGCAGATCCAATTGAAGTTGCATTGCTTGCAATTGTTATACCAAAAGGTGTTTCGGCAGAAATAGAAGTATTTCCTAAAAGACCGGAAGTAATAGTTGTATTTGAAGAAAGACTTTCCCCATCCAAAAACTGAACAGTAGAATTATTTTGAGTACTAGAACTCAAATAATTTACATATAAGGTAACATTTCCTCTCTCAGAATCTGTAGAAAGTAATACTTTTTCGACAACTGCAGTAATTCCCGAAGTTTGTCCTGTAATTTTTGCCCCCACAAGTTGCTCAATATAAGCATCTAATGGAACTCCAAGATAATTATTATTTAATTCTACGGCGTAATAAAATTGATTATACGTCGTATTTCCCGGAATAACTTTTGCACCCTCTTTAAAGAAGTGTTGACCAAACTTTTCAACTTGATTTTGTAAAATAGTTTGTAACGTTGTCAGTTCTCTTGCTTGAATTGGATACCCAGGCTTAAAAAGAACTTTATAATAGTCATTGTTTGCATCAAAATCGTCAAAATATGGCGATACATTGAGGTTTGTTACTTGAGACATAATTCTTTAGAACTGCAAAATGACTTTGATATCTTCTTTTTGGTTTGATGATCTAGTAATTGCCGGACGATTATCGACATAAATGATGTTTCCAGAGTGTTTTTTAACTTCCGGATTCGATAACCCATTAACAAAAGACTGACCAAGATAATAGGTCCTACTATTTATTACGGTAGATATACCTGTAAACGATGTACTAATTGATAAAGTTCCACCAATATTGCCATTAATAACTAAACTTCCTCCTACTGTTGGATTGCTAGTAAATTCCACAAGATCAAATCCATATGATGGGTTTGTTTGTGCAGTACCTACAGTATTGAAACCTACAAGAGTTCTATCTTGCCAATATTTAATTACCCCTGTAACCGAATCATAGCTAATAACTCTACCAGATGCGGTTACTCCTGTACCAACAGTTTGTGTAATTAATGAATCTGGAGTAAATACTGCAGAACTATATCCCGCACCCGTCAATCTTATTGCATACGCAGTACTTGCTTTATCCGTAGTTAAAACTTGAGACGATCCAAATTGATTTGGATTTTCGATTATACCAACTCTTGCAATTTGATTGCCCGTAATAAAATCTGGATTTTCTACATCATTTTCAATTCTAGAATACAATAAAACATTATACGCGCCCAATTCCCTATAAATATCTGCTCCATGGCCTCCTTTTGGAGAAATAATCACATCAAATGTTGGTCTAACAAATCCCGTAGGAACATTTCCTGCAACTAAGTCAACATTTCCATAAGTATATCCAGATCCTTGATTTGATATTGTTACTGATTCTACTTGTTGATTGTTATTAACAACAATTGTGCATTCTGCTCCAGTGCCATCACCCCTAATGGGAACTTTAGTATAAGTTCTATTTGCAGTTCCTATACTAACACCTCTATTTTTGATAACGACAATTTTTATTGATCCGTCTACAGCATTATTTCTGACTGCGGAGTTGTCTGCACTTTCTTCCCAGTTTAAAGGAACTGGCATAAAATTTGTAGACTCAAATTTTACAATTTCACTTGGTTTAATTGTGTATAAGTATTTCCATATATACCCATCACCACTTGTTCCCGCTACTCTTGGCTCTAAATCCACAAACGTTGGTTCGTCTAAGGATGGTCTTCCATTTGGATAGTCGGGACTAGTGCCATTTTGAAGACAAATATAAACTCTATAATCACTGTTTAAAACATAATATGATGAAGAATATAGACTTGTTGCTCTAGAAACTGGGGCAACATTAGATCTGCTATAATCATGTCTATAATAATCATAAGTTGTTCCAGAAGACCATACTCTTTTTTGGACTACCTGACGAGCATCGGAAGAAGTAATCTTCTTCATAGCGATCATGGTATCCCAATAGTTATTTTCTTCATCAAAATTATCTTTTGGTGCCGGAGGATTAGTATCCCAATCACTTTGAATAGATGTTGGATTTGGAAGGCCAACAAAAGTATAATATGAATTGGAGGAAGTAGTTACTCCGGCAACAAAGTTTTTTGCATTTAATATTCTAATCTGATCAGTTATAATTGCAGACATTTGTGCAGTTTTTTATCTATTTATTAAAGGTAATTAAAGTATTTTAGAGGTAATGTTCTAGTTATAATCGTTCCAGTTGAAATTCCCAAGTATCCATTGTTTGTATATGAATTATAAGACTCTGATTTTGTTCTGGATCTTAAAGAAATTTTACCCCAACTAAAGTTACCATAGTAACTACTATATCCAATGCCAGTCAATCCATTATAACTAGAAACACTAACTGTTACTTTAGCAACATAAGTTACGCCAACCCCGACTGCAGAAGTTTGTGCGATTGAAACTGAGGCAACTCTATAAACTCCATCAAGGAAACTCGTTCCAGATCCAACTATAGATCCATCCGAATTTATTGAAGTTACCCCATTTCCCACGTTTGAATTGGATATGACAAAATAATATCCGGTCTGTATTCCACTTACAGTTGTAACTCCGGTAATTAAACCCTCTCTTAGTGAAGAGTTTTTCGGAATGAAGAAGTCAAACACAATTCCCGTCGAGGCAACTCCAACAGAAGTTATGGAAATTCCACTAATGATTCCAAAGTCTCCCTCATAAGATACAACTTTATTACTTTCCGTATCAATAGTTGGTGGTTCAATTAATACTAATGGTGGATTGGATGCTGAATAACCAGTAACAGAACTAACGATAGAAATTGATGTGACAATTCCAGATGTTACACTGGAAATAGCAGTAGAAGTTGTTGTTCCTATTCCAATTGGATTTTGGATTGAAACTTTGGGAGCAGTTTCATATCCAGAACCACCATCTAATATATTGATTGATGAAATAGTTCCTGCAACAGATACGATGGAAGTTGCACTCGCAGAAACTTTAGAGTCTTGGGAAACAAAAGTAACGTTGTTTTGGAAAGTTAATGAAATATTATTTTCATTCGTGGGATTGAAAAATGTTCTTAAACTCTCTACGTAAACAATTGTTGAACCAACTCCAACTGGTTGTATTAAGTAAGTCGTTGGATAAATGAGTGGCTCATAAAATTCTCTATCTTTACTGACAGTTTTTTCACCAGTAACTAAATCCTCAGTTTGACGACACCAGTTTATTGGTCTAGACAAAGTTGTGTCAGTAACATTTCCTGGACCAAAATATGGATTTGTATCTACAGTTTCTATAGATACTACATCTAAAACTTTTCTCTGATCTTCAAGAAGACTTGCCGATTGACCCACGAAAGAGTCATATGTTAATTGCAAATCATCTCCAACTTTTACATTATCGACAACATCCCTGAATATAACGTCAACATCATCTCCGCTTCCTTTATAGAATATGATCTTACAAGTATCCTCTTGCTTTGGTGGTTCAGTAAATTGAATCTTACTTCCCCCAGCGAAAATGTAACCTTCTCCGGGAACTTGTAATATATCATTTATAAAGACTAAAAGCGTATCCTGAATATTAACGAATGATCCATTTTTAGAATACACTGAAATTATTGTTCCATTGTAGGAAAGTGGAAAAATAACTCTTTTTCCATCAAATAAGTTTTGGATTGCATCAAATACTTGTAACTCGCCAATAGACCACCCGGAGAATTTATCTCTCTCTACGTTTTGAACAGAAATACGAAATTCTTTTGCACTAGAATAATTTGATGTTGTTGGAATTCCCGTAGAACCTCCAATAGGAAGTGTTAAAATATCGCCAACTACATATCCATAACCTGTATTTTTAATTTCAAATTCAATTACACTAGATCCCTGCCCAACTACAACATCAATCGTTGCTCTGGTTCCAATTCCAGATGAAGTAGAACTGTAAATTAGCGGAATATCTGAATATGAAATTGGCGAATCAATAATTACGTAAGGTGGATTTGATGAAGTGTATCCAAAACCTGGATTAGTAATGGCAATACTTACAATATTCCCATTACTGACTGCTGCAGTTCCAATAAATTGAATATTTGGAATTCCTGTCGTTGGAGTTGCAACTCCAACTCTTACAGTGACAGTGGAAATGCCAGTAGGTGTTTGAATTGCGGACCTATATCCAGATCCACTATTTCCAATGCTAATAGCAGATATTGTTCCGGCAATAGATACCGTTGCAGTCGCTCCAGCAGAAACTAAAGGTTGATATCCAAAACCTTCTGTAGAACCAACAGAAACAATTATACCGCCAGTAGGAAGATTTGACGTATTAATGTCAGAAGTAAGAGAAGTCGCAGTTCCAACAAATGTAATTGAAGTTATACCAGAAGTCTCTGATAAAGTATAATTATTCAATAATCCAGGTTCTTGGAATATTTCATTAACGAGTATTACTGCATTATCTTCAAAAATATCAGATACGTTATTGCCATCTGAAGTTAATGTGAAGACTTTTTGGGATCCTGTAAATGAAGAGGAAATATCATCAAAAACATAATTTTTGTAATAAGATTCGTTGGAAGAATCCACAGTTCCAGATTTCATAAACACTCTTCCATGGAAAGAAGATGAGGTTGTAATTCCAGTCCAATCCCTTTCACTTGGAGGATTTGTTGTTGTGCTAAGAGGAATATTTCCATATGGAGCATAAACAAAATTGAGTGTATTATCTACAATGTTGTAATTTCCTTCAACTTTAGTAATTAAAGTTCCACTTGTATGAGTTTCTACTTCTGTTCCAAGCCATGGTCTTAAAACACGAATGGAATTCATAGTGGGACTATTAACAGATTCAATTTTCATGATTTCATTATCAATCTTAATTAAATCACCTGCAAATAATCCAATAGAAGAATTTGAATATAGTATATCTTCGCTTTCTGGAAATTCTGACAATAGATGTGTTGTTAATGCCGTAGATACGATAGGAGATTGAATAACATTATCAATAGAAATAAGAGCCTTTGTATTCTGTTTGACTGAAGTAAATACGTGATTAGTACCAATACCAACTGAGGTTATGTTGAGTGCATTTGGAACAAGTTTTAATGCATCTTCTGCACTTCTGGCAAGTTTAATATTATTTTCATCAACCTTAATAACATAAATTGAAGATGGTAGTTTGTCAGTTGTTCCAATCCCAACTCCAAAATCGGTAGATCCTATTCCAATGGCAACAGAAGTTGCTGCGGGATTTCCTGGAGAATATGTAATCTTTTCTCCAGTTACGAAGAAGTGATTTTGAATTCTAATGGTACTAGATGCTATACTTACTATGGAAGGATCACTTCCGTTAAAATATTTTTGGAAAACTGGAATACCGCCATGTGTTAAATTAAAAGCACGTTTTACATCTATTTCTGTACCATAATAAATGCCATGATCTGTAGACGCAGTATTATTATTGTATTCTGTTAATGAATTGATCTCATCAAAGTCTACTAAAGAGTTAAAATATACTTTAACATTAGTTTCAATATTTGGAAGAGGAGTAAATGTCAATCTGGTAGAATTTGTAGTAGTAACCACACCAACCGTACCAAGACCAGAATGTGTTTCGATGTTTGCAAATTCTGTAATATAAGTGTTGCCGCTATCATCATTGACAACTACTGCCTCTGATAATTGATGTCTATTATTTGTAATATCGGATACTTGAATGATATAGTACGCTGCATGATAATTATCGGGATATTCTGATATTACATTTGCTGTTGGTGATGATGTCGATGTAATTGAAGTTGATGTTGCACCAAATCGAACATACTTAATATCAAATGTACCTATTCCGGACGATGATGTATTTGCAATAGATACTTGAATAGTGCTAATAGAAGCTGCTAACCCAACATTTGGAGTAAAATCAATATTTAAATCGGATCCAGAAATATACGCATAATAAGTTCCCAATCCAGAACTTGAATATACATCTGAAGAATGGCTTGTCAACTGACCATAATCAATGAATTCGACATTTGTGCCATCATGAACCAAACTCAATTCGTTAAATTGATATTGTCCATTGGATCCTGTAATTTCAACTAATACTTTGGCAGAGGTGTAAGTAGTACCGAGTCCAACAATAGTGGTTGATCCAGATGAGACAAATGTAGTGTTTGTATCAATCTTTACAATATTACCAAGAGTTGTGCTTCCCACTCCTGCAAAATTATCTTTTAAATTGTATGATAACATGGAGATATTATAGTCATTAATTTCATATTTTGTTGGATAGAAAAGAATTAATCCTTCATTTCCCTCAATAGTAAAATCAAAAGAACCTAAGTCATAAACTGACTCTACTCTACCATACTGATTTAAATATCCTACATTATTGTCTTGTAGCAAGGTAAGAAGCATTAACTGCCTTTGTGAAGTATATCTCCTATCTTTTACATATGCGATATACTTTTGAGCTCTAGCATCAGACAATAAAAATCTACTAACAATTGAAAATTTTGAAGGTCGTGGATTGCTACTGAATTCGCCACTGATATTATCAATAGATAATACTCTGTTGCCAAAGGATTCATAGTAGTCAGTTAGTACTCTACTTGAAAATGATATTTCATCTGAAAAAGTTTTTGTTCCTACATTTAGTACATTTTCTTTTGCTAGATCAAAATCATATACACAATTTAAATTTGCAACACCAAAAATATCTGCAGTTGCATCTACAACGGAAACAGCTTCAGTACTAATTCCAGAGTATCCAAAAGTTTCTAATTGATAATCACTAAATTTTTTAAATCCTGCAGTATGATTTAAAGATCCAACAGCATTTTCCCAAGTATCGTAAGGAACTTTAGATTTTATCGAATATGAGAAATTTTGATAGTAAAAATTATCTTGAAGTCTTTGTAAGTTATTGTTTAGAATACCAGTTTCTGTTATCCAACCATTTTCTGATTTTGAATATGATCCAACATTAATAAATCCATTTGTTTCAATTGTAGATGAAATTCTTCCTTGAGTTTTTGACGAAACTCCTTCAATAATACTTCCGGACGTTAAAGTTTCTCTTGAAGAAACTTTCAAATATTTGACCCGTTCGTCCCAATTTTCTACAAATCCTAAAGAGTTTAGTTGATTTGAATACCTAACTTCTTCATTTTTTAAGAAGTTGTTTGGTCTTAAGGTTACATTAAATTGTGGGAAATATTTTTCTGGAATAATTCTACCAGAAGAATTTACATTATTATAAGTTCCTGGATTTTCTCCACCACTTAAGAAATCTCCTAGTTGATAAGTTACACTTCCATTTCCACCAATATTTGCATCAATTGCAGTAATAGTAAATAATTGATAGTTGTAATTTTCGGAATTATATCCTTTTCCAGTAGAATTAACTCCTACACTAATATTTTCAATTAATACCTTATCATTTATTGCAAATGGAAAAGCACTTGCAGTACTAAATCCAACTGCTAAAAAGACTGTAACGTTTTTAGTAGTCGAATTGTATGAAATTGAAGAAATTCCAACACCATTTGAATTTTGAGTTGGAATAATGATCGGATCTGTATCATTAAGTCTATAAGTATTGTTTAAAATTGTAACATAATTATCTCCAAGTGAGTAGCGAAGATCTACCTCAGATAAAACTTGCTTTGAATATCCATCCAAAACAACAAGTTTTGGTGAAGATATATATCCTCTTCCCACCGAAGTTATTCCTATTGAATCGAAAGAATTAAGTGGTTCAATTTTTAAAATTTGGGGAAGAACTACATTAGGTCTTAAGGTAAAATCGCAGGAAAAATCAAATCCAATATTATTAAGTTTTGTTTTTTCAACTTTTCCTATTGAGTTACTGGATGCTTCTAAAATAGCACCAGTTCCATAAGATGAATTAACCGATGAAAACTTTGGAAGATTTGTGTAACTCTGTCCTTTTGATAATATGTTGACTTTGGAAATAGGGCCAAACGCACTTAATGAAGTAGTTTCATATTCTAATTTCGATGAAGAATCATAAGAATAAGATTCTGGGATTTTTTCTAAATTGTATGTGAATGAAGTAGAGGAAATTGATATTACTTTGTGTTTTCCATTATATCCACTAGAAGTGACTTGTATCTCATTATTTCCAATTACAGAAGAATCAATACTAACTTCTTCCTTTATTGAGGGGAGTGTATTTTCGTAAACGGGATCTAATTTATAATATAACTTTTCTGGAATATCTTTAGTTACGTTTAGTGTAACCTTTGCATTCGTATCTATACCTGTGTTTCCAGATCTTATAACTTCAAATGTATTACTGAGTTTGGATTTATCAAAAATTTGAGTATAATTTGAATCGGTGTAGAAGTTTAATTCAAATGCAGAATATCTAACTGATCCATTAAGATATGAAAGAGAAGAATCTGATAGATCAAATGTTACGCTGGAGTTTCTATAAACTTTAATTGGTGGATTTACTGGAGATAAAGTTCCACTTGACGCTGAAGTTATATTAATAATTTCAGGATTTAAACTTATTGCACTATAATACGAAGGGGATAATTTCACAGAATTTCTATCAAAAGTAACAATATAGTAAATTTTATTGTTACTTAATCCCCCAGAAGGAGACGCCGAGGTATAGACAATTTTTTGTCCATTTTCAAAATTGTGATCTGGAATTGTTATTATATTTGAAGCAATGTCAACATCTCCAGAAACAAAAGATCTTGGATTTACTAAAACTTTTCTATTATCATCATTATATTTTATTGTGATTGAAGTAGAAATTCCAGGATTTACACTTACAAATACTTCATCATTGTTTGTAAGTCCATGTGTTTGTGCAGTAGAAACTGTTACAGTATTTTTTGATACTTGTCCAGAAAGTTTTGGATAATATGTTTTGAAACTATGGTATACACCTGTTCCAATCCCAGTAAAATACAAGGTACTAATTGAAGCAGTAGTTGTTGCAATTCCCACAAAAGTTCCTGTAGATCCAAGTCCAACTTTTACCGTTGATATTCCTATTAAATCATTTGTGATTTTAGCAACATAAATTGTTGATTGGTCACTAAGAGACCAAGAAGATGTTCCATTATTTGAAACAGAAATAGAACCACCACTATTAGTTGAATAAACTAAAGAATCGCCAGTTTGTAAATTGTGGTCTGGAATATAAACTGTTCTTGTTGGAATAAAGATTTGAGTAATTCCTACTCCCGGATTTGCGAAAGATAATGTGGACCCAATTCCTACTCCAGAAATCGTACCAACACCAATAGATTCTTTTGGATTGAAATAAATTTCTTTATTTGCCTTATATCCATATGAAACAGTATCACCTGCATTTATAGAAAATCTTCTAGAAGATTCATATAAAGCATCAGTATAACTATGTGCAGATCCAACACTACCATCAACAGATCTTAGAACTCTAATTCTAGAAGAACTTCTGTCTACGTTTAGTACTTTAATTTTTTCATTTCCAATTTGGTAAATGTCATTTTCTTTTATAGAAGAATATGAAAGATTACCTGCAACAGAAATAAACGTAACTATACCGGTTACCCCAACTGTCCCAATACCAGAAGGATTTGCGAGAGATAATATATTTGTAGAAACACCTATAGTATACGATCCTTTTATCAAGGATGATGTTGTGTTTAATCCCGAAATAGTAACAAGATCGGTATTTATAAGGTTATGCGGAGAGACTGATTGGATGATTAGTAAATTTTTGCTGCCTTCAAATGGATAAATTTCTGTACCGTAGATAGTAGTATTTGCAACACTAATTGAGTTTACAATTTTTCCGCCAATCCTAGAAACTTTTGAAGTGAATCCAAATCCAGCAGTTTCATCGTTGTCAAAAATTATCTTATCATTTACTTTGTAATTAGAACCTCCAGTCACTATACCAACACTATCGATTGGACCAGGAGATGCATATTTGATATCAATTGTTTGATCTAAATTATTTGGTAAAGATATGTAAGGATATGATGTTCCCTTTTTAAGTAAATTGTATGGAAATGTATTTCTTGCCCAAGTGGTTTTGTTTAGATCAATATCATCTTGATTGGAAAATCTGCTAAAGTTAAAATCATTAGGAGTAGATTTGAATTTATTTCCAATAATATACGGAAAAATTGGTAATCTATAATTTCCAAAAGAATTGGATGCTGTTTCATCTATAGTTGCAAAATATGCGTATGTTCCATTGGGAAAATCTGGAGTAACACAAAATCTACCATTGTACTCATCTAAAACTGTATCATCGGTTACATTTTTATATTCAAAGTCTTCAACAAAGAAACCAATTGGAAATGGTGGTCTGTTTGGTAAAGGGCTAGAAATATATCCGGATTTCATTCTAGATATATTTCCTTTTCCATCTTTATTTGAAAATCCATATGGACCATATATTGGATTTCCATCATATGCCCATCCAATTATTGGCGAATGTTTTGTCGAAGAAACTTCAATACCATTTTGTTTAATTAGATCTGGCGTACCATAAAGAATTTTTCCACCAACTTCTTTTGCGTATGTAGTTTCTCTTAATTTTCTTGGTGCATATAAATGTGTATACTGTAATTCATATTTTGAGTTTGAATTATAGAAAATAGATCCGTCATCAGTGGTTATTTTATTAAAATACTTCGCAAAAAGATTAATAGTCCAAGATTTTAATTTTGGACTAAGTTCAGCACCAACACCCGCTGGCGATACTGTAATAAAAGTATTATTTTGATCATATCCAGCACCACTTTCAACAATTTTAATTGAAGTAATTTGTCCATTATTCAATATAGGAGTTAAAACTGCACCCAATCCATTTCCATTAGTTAAAATATTTAAATTTGGGGGAGAATTATAATCTTTTCCTGGATTGTTAATCAAAACATCAACAATCTTTCCACTGTTGATTATAGGAACAAGTTGTGCCTCTGATCCACTACTTAAAGATACATCTGGAATTCTGTTGAAATTGATAATTTCTGAAGATCCGTATCCAACGCCATTATTTTCTAAATGAACCGAAGCAATTTCACCTCTAAAAATTGGTTGAACTACCGCTTTAAATGAAGATGATACGCCAACGTTTCCAACAATTTCAACTGTTATTTGTGGGTAGTTAAAGAAATGAATTCCAGATCCAATCGAAGTTAATTGAATATATTGATTTGTTTGATAATAAAAATCTTTATTATCAGTACCGAAACCGACTAAAGAAAGTTTGAAATTATTATCATCGACTTTTGTTACGTAATAATTTGTATTGTTAGTTAAACCGCCAATTGGAGAACCACTTGTGGTGTAATTAATAATTTCCCCTGACTGATAATCGTGACTTTCGATTGTCACATATCCAATGGAAGTGTTAATTCCACTTGAACTTACAGTTTTCTTTTTATTTTGATAATTTGCTCCGGAGTCATCAATATTGATCGATGATATAACGGATTTTTTGTTAAAAGATTCTAAATCATGATTACCAATACCAAATGATGTAAGTGCAACCGTATTAACGCCCACTAAAGCATCATCAAAAGTTTTATGTAATTTAACTGCAAAAGAATCTTGAACAGAAACATAATATGAGGAGTTTGTAGAAATACCACCAACTGATTGTTGTGCGTTAGTTCTGTATACTACTCTCTCAGCATTTCTAAATCTATGATAAGTAGAGAACCCAATTGTGTTGTTTGTAATATTTACAAATGCAGACTTAGATTCTGAACTAAATGATACTTTATGATCAATTAATTTCATCGATGCACTTGCTTTCGCACCAGATCCGTTTCCACCACTAATATTAATTTTTGGGGGTTCCAAATAATCAAAACCGGGGTCAATAATTCTAATTTCTTGAAGTGAACCCCTAACAGCACAATATCCTGTTGCTCCAGTTCCAACAGAATCTGATATTATCAATGTTGGTGGATTGATAACATCATATCCATCACCAGAATTTATGATGCCAATATCTTCAATTGTATTATAATAAATTTTATCCTTCGATTTATAGTTTAGTATTTCTACGCCATTAATTAAAATACCAACAGGTCCGGGAGTTGTTTCATAATTCTTTCCATCATTAATTGGGGGATTAATTTCTCTTAAAAGTTTTTGAGATTTTAATGTTTTTAAATAAAAATCATAGTCCTCAAACTTACTACCCGATACTGTAATTGGACTAGTAATGTTAATAAAAATTGAACCATAAAGATTAGATCTACTTTTGGCAATTTTTACACTGTTTGAATTCACTCTCTTTATAAAATATACCCCACTATCAAACAAAGACCCCTGGCTTGAACTATAATAAACAGAATCGCCGGTGTAAAACCCATGATCTTCTCCGGGACTAATAGTAAATGTATCTCCGACAAACGTTCCCGAGAAAGTTATAGTTCTATCAAAAGCATTCAATGATTGGCTATTATAATGTGGCAAAGAGGAAGATGCTACAAGAGTTCTATCATCAATTTTGTAAACATTTTGAACATCTGTAGTCTGACTTGCTAGATATGGATATTTTGAAGAATTAACTTTAAGTAAATTTCTTTTAATCGAATAAGATTTATTTAAATTCAGAGATCCCTGTCCACTAATTTCGATAGTATTATTAGAAACTATGTTAGTGATAGATGATGGTGTTGAAATTCCATCACTTGAGATGACATTTATGTCATCACCAATCCTAAAACTATGATCAATTGATGTTACTAATCGATATGTGCCACTGACACTATCGATTAACGATATTGAAGATATATCAATTAAAGAAGATGTATTAAAAATCCAGATATTAGAAACTACAGTATCTTTTGGATTTACCCCAAGAGTTTTAATAATACCACTATCTTGATTATTATAATAGAAAGTATCGCCAATAATTTCTATATCTTTAAGGACCGAAGTAATTCTTACCTTAATAACTTCATTTGAATTCCTATTTGAAGTTCCATAGGCATATACATTCAACCAAATATCACTTGCATCTGAGATTGATTTTGTTATATTTTGACATCCAAAAAATTGATTTAAACTCTTTGAAGTATATGTAATAGTCCCTTGAGTTCCGTCATTATAAGTTACGGACAATTCACCTTCTAATGGAAATCCTACAGTGGAATCTACATCTAAGGTATTGGTTCCGGCGACTACATTTCCAATAAGTTTTGTTTTAGGGTGAATTGAAAAATTGCCATAAAGAGACCCATCAACAATAATATCTTTATTGTATCCTGCGTCAAAACTCAATTTATAATATATTTTATCCGATTTAGCAAAAATCTTTTCTACTCTGGATATTGGTGCATATCCCTTTGGTACATCCTTATATGCGTCCTGATATAAAGTAGATCTCTCTAGGTCATATGGACTTCCAGAAATACTTTCAACAATTAGGTCATTAGTTATTTTGTACTGAGAATCTGATGGTTTTGTTAGATAATCTTGTGGTTTTACAATTTTGACATCTTCACCATATAATACTTTAAATAGAATTTGGAAAGAAAGATCTGTTCCTCTTGTAGAGTAAAAATCTTTTGATTGCTTTAAGAAAAGATACTTATCTAAAGAACTATAGAACTCTCTTTGCTCAAATCCAGGTGCTAATTGATATTTAATTTTTTTGAAAAATTCTTTTAAGAAAAGGGAACTTAGATTAATGACGCTTTTAGCAGTTCCATCAGTATTTTTATTACTATGATCAACAGATTCTGTTGAACTGAATAGAAGTTGATCTGGTTTATTTTGAGTATTATATGAAGTTACTCCACTAAACCCTCTTATACATCCAGTAAAAGAAGTTGGAGTTTTGCTTGTATATGTAATAATCTCATTATCTATTTGCAATAATCCATAAGAATCAGGAAACCCTACAGTACTTGATACTGATATTGTTTCATCAAGAAAAGAAATGTCTGCAGTAAGAGTTGTTGATTCTGCATTATTCTTAATAGTATCTAATTTTAAGTACTGATCAATATTCTGAATTAAATCAGTTGAAGCACTCTGAAATTCTTGAGAAATATAGTACTGTTTTAAAAACTCAGCAACTAATGGAAACTCCTCCCTAACATATGCTGGAAGTTGATTCTGGATGATGTTATTAAACTGAATTCTTTTTTCTGTCATTTTATTATGATCTTACTAGGTTCCCGTTGCTGTAGCTTGATTTTACAATATAGTTAGATGCTGAAGGATCAAGTCCTGATGAGATTTCATCAGGAACCATTTCAAAAACACTCTTATTAATATCTAGTTGAAGATAAAGATCCTGTAATCCAATTACATCATTGGATTGGGGAATTGCCGATATTTCAATAATCGTTTGTCCATCTTTTACCTTTCCAGATAAAATATTAATTGGGTTGAGTGTAATAATTCCTTTTTTGTAATCAATTCTACCAACATTTCTTTTGACGATTGTTGCTGTTGTTGAATTTACATTTGGAACGGTGAATAGAAAGATAGATCCTGTTGTTCTATTAGTATCTGGAATATCGGAAAGATACACAGTTTCTTGTAAATCTGAAACTCTAAATGCAGAAGATTTTATATTATATCCATCCATACTTTTGATATGAAATTCATTCCCAAAACCAATTTGATATTCCGCAAAAGTATTTAAAGCAACTCTCAAATCTCTTCTCATCTGTATCGTAGTAATATTAGAGGTCACAGATTCGTGACTATCATCTATAATTTTTAAGAATTTACTATACTTAAATCTTGCTCCATATTTATTCAGTTCTGTAGACTCCGCATACTTATTTGCGTTAGATTGAATTAAAGACGAAACATATGCAGAACTGGGAGCAAGGTTTGTATTATAATAAACGTTTGAGATTACTTCGAGGTAGAGATATTTGAGATCTAAAATTTCTGGTATAATTCCAGCAACTGCATACTTTTTAAGATCTCTTTTAATATTTTCTTTGATTAAATTTGGAAGAAAGTCGCCATTTCTTGGTTTAATGCTAATAAAAACTTTTCCATACTGAGGAGGAATTAACTCCTCTCCGCCAAATACAGAAATTGACTCAGTTTCAGGATATATTTTGTTTGGAATTAAGATTTCATAGTCATTTGCGGATAATGCTCTATTTTGAGAAGCATAAATTCTAGGAGCATACCTTTTAATCGATTCTACAGATTCAATGTTTTCCCCACCCTGAGAAATAATACCAGTTGTTAAGAGAGATATTCCAGATGTAACTGTGTATTCTACAGAATTCCTAGTATAAGTAAGTCTTCCAGAAAAACTAAACTGACTTACTCCATTACCACTATCACCATTTGATACAATATAATTTACTTCAATGTAATTATTATTTTCTAGTTTTTTACCAAATAAAATTCCATCACCAAAAATTAATTCATATCTTTCATCTTCTATTTCCTGAATATAATAAACTTTTGAATCTTTGTTTACATCAAATACATTATCTTGAAGTCTATACTTTGTAGATGCCGTTGCTGTTATAGAATCTCTTACCTTGACTGAAATAAGTGCAGTATCGACCCCGACGTTTGGGAGAATAAATCTCTGATTTGGATTATTTGAATTATAAGTAAAATTACTATCTAATAATACCCCTTCATAAATTTGAATATCATTAAAAGATGCAATATTATCCACAACTGGAACTGTAATATCATCTAAAATTGAAAATACAAATGATTGATTTCCAAAAGTTCCTGATGTACTAGCAACAGTACCTTTTTTTAAGGTTAGTGATGAAGGAACTGGTGTAATATTACTAGTATCTACGAAAAAACTTATTGTTGAGATTGCTGCTTTTCTTGATCTTGGAACATATCCAATATTTCTGGCAAGAGAAACAACATTTTCCCTAAGTGTTGCACTATCAATGAACACTTCATTTGCAATCATATTTGCGTTATATGAAGTGATGTAAGTGTTATATGCCAGAACATCAAGAATAGTTGAGAGATTGGATCCCTCAAAGTCATAATCAGTAAAATTTGAATTTGACTTTAGATAATCTCTAAGACTTGTTTTAATCTGGTCAAAATCCAGATTTGAAAGATTTACTAATGGCATTTACCTAGTAGGTTGCAGAACGAATTGTAATTGTTGCGCTGGAACATCTATACCAACAATTCTATAGGTTATGATCACATCAAAAGCACTGTTGTCAAAATCGGGGTTCACTTGAACATCTATTAATGAAACTCTTGGCTCATAGTTTTGAATTGAATTCTCAATTTCATCTTTTATAACGAGAGCTGAAGAACTATCTAAGTTCTCAAAAAGAGAACCACTAATTCTAGAACCAAAGTTATCATTAAAAAATTTTTCGCCAGGTAAAGTAAACACAATATTACGAATAGAGCGAGCAATTGCGTTTTCATTTTTAAGGGCAATCAGGTCATTCGTCAGAGGATTGCTCTGAAATGACATACTAATATCTTTAAATCCCTGACTTACCCTTTGTAAAGGCATTGATTATTATAATTCTATCTTATTTATTAAGGATTTTTTGATTCATAAAGAGGTTCTGTTCCATATTCCCAATCATCATAGTCTTCATCATTGCGAATTTTTGAATGAATTTCGTTTTGATGAGCAAAATCATGTTTTTTGGAGTTCAAATCATCATTTGCAATCTCTCTAAGTAGTTTTTGATCCATTTTGTGCTCCTGATTCGTTAAAATCAGAACTTTTTACGGGGTTGCTATCCCGAATTTTTGTAATTTCGTACATAAAATCGTCAGATGTTTCAATTTTGCGACGATTTTCAACAGAATATTCGGTTAAATCAATCTCATAACCTGGATTTTTAGTAATTCTATTCTTTGTCCATGCATCATCATACCATAGTATCTTATTATTGGGGTATGCATAGAAATTTCCATTGTCCATCTTAAAAAAATGAGCACATTTATGCTCTGGAGTCTCACTAAAATTAGTATTCAAAGTAGATTTTGATTCCCATGACCAATCAAGCGTGAATAAGTATGTTCCTTCATTCTTTTCTCCGCGATAGTTGATAAGTTCTGCACGTAAATTAGACAATCTCGATCGAACTTGTACATCAATATAAGGAGAAAAACAATCCCACCACATACACTCCTCTAATTCTGGTACAGGTGCATCTGGTTTCCAACAAAAGGCATGTATTGGTCTTCTTGTCCAATTAACCCCATTCTCTAAAAACGCCTCAAAGAGGGGTACGTGCTTCTCTAAGGACGCTACGGAGTGTACGTCACATAAAGTTACCTCACCATGACCTTTTTTGTGATTATAAAGAAATTCATTGCGAATATAACAAGTAATTGTCGGAAGATTGTGATTTAGATAAGACATAATTTCTAATAAAAAAGCAGGAATTTCTTCCTGCTTTATCTATATTATTTTCCTTGTCCCCGATACCTTTTTTTACGTCCATTACGAGAAGTTGCACTCAACAATGTACGAGCAGAACGTCCCTGGCGAGTTTTCTTTGGTGCTCCGGGTTCAAATATAGTCTTATTAGATCCACCTTTAGCCATAAGTTTCCTCCATTTCAATTAGATTAGGATCAATGTCCTCTCCCGAGAAATAACGCTCAGAAAAGTCTTGAAGTATCTCACTACAATCTTCTGCAGTGAGATTTGTATAAATTTTACGCCCTTTATATAAAAGATTGTAAGTTTTTTCCATTAGATAATACGTGTCTTTTCATGTCCAACACGAATACGAGGATCGCACCAAATCTCAAAACCTTTTTCAATGGCATCAAGACAGAATGAAACATCCTCACCACACATATCTTGAACTGCACCAGATTCAAAGACTTGCATCTTAGGAGCAAACCAGGGGTACTCAAGATTTTCAAATACTCCTTTCTTAATCAACACCCACCCAAAACCTGTGTAATCTACAGTAAATGGCTTACGACGCTTACTGATCGATTCCACAGTTTCATGGTTCATCACTCCACCATTCTTACGGAAATCATCTTCCTCTAACCAGTGTGCGACAGAAGTTGTGTGACCATCCTCAGTTGCGTACCAACCAGCGACAATTTCACGCTCCTCTCCTTCCTGATTGAGTGCTACATCACAGAGTTGCCAGAACTTTTGAGAATCAAAAACAATATCACTATCAATCCATAGTTGATAATCATACTCCAGTTTTCCATCCCAAGGTACTTGCTTAGGACCCCGAAGAACATTTGCTCCAAGAACCTTACAACGTGCAAAGTTCACCATTGATGAGTAATCTTGTGAAATTTGAATACTCATTCCATTTTGAACTAGATCAAAGCAAAGTTGTACAAATGCTTTTAGAAAAATAAAAGAACATCCTCGACCAGGTAAACAGAAAACAATACTCTTACCTTTCATCCTTTTTTTAATATCTTCATAGTTCCACTCCTCAGTGGTACTCTTTGGTGCTACAGTTTTAACAGTAAATCCTTTTGCCATAAGTTGAATAAACCTTCAAAATCAATTTTATCCGTCTATTTAGTATTTGTCAATGAGAAGAATCTAATACAATCTTTTTGTTCATTGTAAGTTCCTCATACGTTAAATCAACACTCTCATAACGAGTGTCTAATACATCGACAAGCATCTTCAATGTATTCCAAGTACTATTAAACTCCTCCTCTTTTAATGAATGAAATAAACACTTATCCTTTGCATATATGTGATATATTTTTTCATTTGCAGTCATAAAAATATCTCCGGAATTTTTCTTTCAGTTTTTATTTCGTAACTGCATTATATATCACAACAACACAAAAACCTAGTGCGACAAAAAAGGGGCGTGGATAACGTATCATCCATCCCGCTAAAACAACTTTCCAAAATCCCCAGTATGGTCTATGTCTCACTTCTTTTTTCTTTTTGATGATGCTCTCTTTTGCGCTGGAGTTCTGAAAATACCCGTTGCACAACTCTTATTTCTTTTATGTTTTCCTCCGAAAATCCCCCATCCATGACATGTTGCTTTCTTCTTTGGAGCCATTGTTTTACTTCCGGAAAATTTTTAAAAGTGTGATATTTATCGGTCGATTTGTCACCTCTGTAGGTTAGGGTAGTTTGCGATTTTTATAACCGCGTCGCCGCGCCGCGCTATAACAAACCGACCGCAAAACACTGCCGAACCACTATCACCACCAAGCATAACATAAGTGCCCCCCAGTGTCAACCAGAGGGCACACAGTTAGTATCAGAACTCGATCACATCTGCAGTGGGTTCGTTATCATAACCCTCAGAAACATTATCAGCGGTGAGTGTATCCAGGATGGACAGAATTTCGCTGCCGTTATCACATTCAGCAAGCATCGAAAGCATCACGGACTTAGACATGTTGTGTTCTTGTGTGTTAGTTAAGAGTGAATGAGTGAGTGTTGATCAGTTGGCAAAGACTTCAGCACAACTATCAATACCCTCCTGCTCAATGTCAGAGACGATAACATCCAGGATGGACAGAAGTTCGTCACCAGTGTTGCCTTGTGCCAGCATGGAAAGGATAACTTGCTTAGACATAATAACGAAGAAAAGTGTTGTGAACTGTAAGTGCCTAGTTTATACTCATGCGACAGGAGTTGGTGTTACTTAGAGGTCGAACACATCGCTATTGATTTGGATCACATTTACCTTGGGGTCAGCATACTTAACACCATCGGGAGTAGAGTATCCAACACCGATCTCTTTTACGAAGGTTTCATAATCACCTGCCTCCATAGCAAGGTTATACAAACCCTCATCATTGTTGATCCAGAGAGCAACATTCCAGGTCTCATAATTCTCCCAACCGTTATACTCAGTAGAGAGGATGTTGCGCTGGTAAGTGGTAGTCATTGTGGAAGTCTTGAGTGTTAGCGGGGGGTCGTTTGTGTCCCCCCTACATTACTGGGACACTTTGGAGGTGAGCTATTTTATCTGATGCGATCCTGAATGTCACTGAGGACCTGTAAGATCACCTCACGACTATCCTCACCGTTCTCCTCTAACTGTTGCATAACGTCTTGCAGTTGGGGTAGGATAGCGGTGGTTAATTGGGCAACACGTATAATCCTCATATCGCCCAAATGCTTATATTTTAGTGTTCTCATTTTGTTAACATAAAGACCCGATTATTTATGCTTTATGTTAACAAAATAAAAACCCACTATTTGGTATAAATTGCTACCAAATTACCATCTATCAGGTGTACTTAGGTCTTCAACGTAAGCATCACACTTCTCTGCAGGTTCTAGCTTGAATAACTTCTCCCAGTCAATCTGATGCGGGTCGAAGTCACCGAACACTGATAGATCCAGAGTAATCCTATAACGCTGCTTCTGTGCTTGACTGTATGCTACGGACATAAGTGCGCTCCTGTGTGTATAGGGGTACTATAAGACTTGTGTGCCTAGATGTCAAGGTCCTGGGGAGTATTTATGAGGGGTTGGTGGATTTATGCGGGGGGATTGTGGGGATTTTGTGACGCTGGGGTGCTTGACATTTCGGCGGAAGTGTGATACAATGCACGGTAAGATCACAAGACCTGGAGACATTAAAAGGACATAAATGCAAGGTCCTGAGACATTAAAAGGGTATAATAAGGTCTTTAATTGATACGAATTCATATCATTATCACCCATTGATAACAATAATTATCAGGCATTTCATTCGATCGTTTATATTTAAATTGATATTTTTAATTGATTTTATTGTTTTTTTAACGTAAAAAAGCATAAAACGCATAAAAAAAGACCTCACGAATGAGGTCTCTATGTGTTATCAATCAAGAGCTAATCTGTACCGAGCATAATCCTCTGCATCTGATCTTTTCTTAAATCGTGCTAACTCACCTTCAAATCGCAAAGGTAAGTATCGGTATTTCTTACCTTCCTTAGTGATAACAGTTCGGGAGAATAGATGAAGAGAGTAACAACCTTCCTCTGTTCTTTCTTCCTCTTTCTTGACTATGAAAGGAAGAACTTGTTGATTGTTAAATGACTGTTTGGAGAGTAACATTTCGATTTAAGAGTGTAGGATTATCAGGAGAATCGTGACGCAAACTTAAGTGCGTCTTTTTCTTTTGTATAAGTCCTGAACTCTTTAGTCACCCAGTAAGCATCACCTCGCAGAGTGTTTTCTTTGAACTCATCAACCTGAACTGAGAACTGATTGTTATAATGTTTGATGACAACTTTTGTGTCACCGATCTTTGGAAGTTCCATGGTTTTCATCATTTTATCTTGGTTTTAGTTGTTGACTAATTCAGCAGGACTTCCACATGATTTGTAGAACTCAACCATACGTTTTGCTTCATCTAATGTAGAGAATGTTTGCGTTCTCCATTGTTGTTGATAAGGCGTAAAGTAGCGGATTGTGAACATCAGTTAAGCACCATACCTTCAGTGAAAGGAATTGTGTTGCCGTTATCAATCACAAACCATTCAAAGTTTGATTGAAAGATACGGGCATCATTTCCGTGCTCTTTCAGAATAGCATTGAGACGTGATTTTGTGGTGAGAGTTTTATACCCACAGGTGTAAAGTTCAATGAAGGTATCACCAATCGTTGCAATGTGATTGCCGTGCAGATACACATAAGAAGCATCTCTTTCGGGCGAATAGGTGACTTTAGTGTTTGCATCTTTCCAGTCTTTGCAATCAATAATTGCTTTGTTCATTTGGAGTTCAATCTTTCTCATGGTAGGAAGTTTCAGTGGTTATACTACTAGGACACTTTGGAGGTGAGTAACTTTAATTCAAATTGATTGCAGGGCGAAGGCATTGAGTAACTTCGCCAGGAGTAACAATAACTTGTCCACCTGCTGATTGACAATTTGTTTCGATCTTAGTATTAACATTTGTGAGCGCAGTATTATATCCAATAGCAAGGAGAATAATCGCTCCAAAAGTAACAATCCAAATCGTCACAGTTTTAAGATTCTCGTTCATTGTGGTTGTACTCATTTGTGGAAAATCCTAACTTTAATTCAGAACTGAATAGTTGTAACAATCTCCTCTGCAAGTTCATTACCTACAACACCAGCAATAAACTCTTGTGTAGAATCATCATCCTCACCTTCTGCAACCCAAATATCTTCAATCAACATTGCAACATCAGTATCACCTTGTCCAGGATTTTGGTCAAAAGATGACATCATCATCTGCACAGCATAGGATACTAAATCATCCATGTCCATGTTATCAATAACACGATTGCAATGTGCGGTCAGGAGATCAGAAACTTGTTCGGAAGTAAGAGTCATTTTGTTGGAAAAAGTGTGTGTGGAAAAAAAAGAGAGAAATCAGGCAGTGATTGCAGATTCTAGACATACCTCACGGGTATCCAGAATAGCATAATCATAACCCTCATTTTCTTCTAGATGCTTTTGATAAGCAACAGCAGATGAGAAACAATCAAACAAGCGGAGAGATTTGAAGTTTTCACCTTCATAATCAAAACCACCAATCACAGCGTAGACTTTAGACATTTGGGACATTTGGGAAGTGCTCATACTACTAGGACACTTTGGGTGGCCCACTATTTGTTAGTAACTACAATCGACCAATCAATGTCATGAATGAGATTGACCCAAAAGTGATTCCTACCGTTGACAGAGGTTAGAAATACTTTGTCTCCGCAACGTTGCTCAACAATACATTCAGTATTGCGGTTCATTAAGTTACAGAAACGATTGTGTGCTTTCTTGCTTTTGGGTGTTACAAATGCAGTCATTGAGTTAGTTGTAGAAACGATTGGCAATCTCATTGCGGAGACGATCCAGAGTCTCCCAGTTTGAAATGTACCCTACTTCGGGAGAGATGCTATCATCGAAGGTCGCATATCCAAGGACATTGACAATATCGCTCACATACAGTCCTTGGTGAGCATTAAGTTCTTCATCATCAAACTTTTCAAAGTACTTAACCAGAAAGTTGAGTGCTTCAGCGTAAACTTGAGTCATTTTGGTTTCAGTGTTAGTCATGGTTTCAGTGGTTGTGCTCATACTACTAGGACACTTTGGAGGTGAGCTATTTTAATTCAACCGTAATGTACGGTCCTTGAACATCACAAAACTCTAAAAGAAAGTAGTCTACTGTGATGCCAAGTTCATTTGCAAACTGTAGATTTTCATCGTATTGTTCTTGGGAAAGAATGTAGAAATCAGTTTCAATCATTGGGTGCAATAATGTCAGCAACAGTGTGCAATGTGTTGGCAGTGATGTTACGAACTCCAGGTGATAGGATCATCGCAACAGCAAAGATCAGGAGAATTGTCTTCACTTTACAAGGCGACTTAAAAGTGAGTCTTTTAGTTGCCACTCTAATTAACCTCCACCGTATACATATTCGATTATACCTGCTTCCTCAACTCCTACCGATTCGATAACAGTGAACCTTGCACAATTATCATACTCATCAGCATAGTAATCTCCAACCTCTTTGATAAACAACTCGCGGCATTGTTCTTTAGTTTCAGCAGCAATCACTGCCATGCCAGAGGTATAATCAGAGAGGACGTTGTTGATGATAAACAATTTCATAATTTTAACTCAGTTAATGACATCATACTTCAGGGATTTGACACACCAACCAGTGTTATCAGAGATACAATCAACAAGATCTTCCTCACTCGGAGGTGCCCAAAGGCAAGATTTTGCATCATCTACGATCTCTTTTTTCTCATACTCAGTGAGATCTTCGTAGTCGAAATCGAACTCAATTTCAGTGATTTTGTAGTAGTTCATGGTTTCAGTGTTAGTCAGGGTTTCAGTGGTGCTCATACTACTAGGACACTTTGGAGGTGAGCTATTTTAATTCAACTCAATGTTCCAGTCAACATCTGCAGTAAGATTGACCCAAAAGTGATTCTTACCGTTGGCAGAGGTTAGAAACATTTTGTCTCCACAATGTTGTTCCACAATACACTCCTGATTGCGGTTCATTAAGTTACAGAAACGATTGTGTGCTTTCTTGCTTTTGGGTGTTACAAATGCAGTCATTCTTTGTTATTGAGGTATTGAATCAAAAGGACATTTGCTGCTCCGAAAGTATAAGCAACAAGGACAAGAATACCCGTTAGCATAATTTTATCAGTTACCGAAGAAAGCATCAAACTCGTCTGCAATCTGATCAATTAGTTCATCAGTTGCATCAAGGTCAAAAAGGCAGCAAACAAAATCTACACAATCATTCAGATCTGTGTGATTGTTGCACATAAACTCCAGAAGTGCAGGAGTGATGTCGGTTTGGAAGTCGAAAGAGGTGTTGGTCATACTACTAGGACACTTTGGAGGTGAGCTATTTTAATTCAAAGTCAGTTTCAGTTACGCATCAGTGAAAGTGCTTCATCCTCGCTGATGCTACCCTCAGGCAGTTCTACAATCCGAGCACAGTCAATCGCATCAGCAAAGTTATCAAACTGTGCAAAGGTTTTCTGATTACCACACCAGCAACCTTTGTACTCATAGAACATTGCTTCTACAGAGAATACATCTCCCTTTGTTTTAGAATCTACACTGTGCTTGATATACACTTTACCGTCATATCGTGTGTACTTATCAAACATATTGCTCTTGAAAGTACGGGCGAAATCAGCGATAGACTCAGCAGTGAGATTGATATTCTGAGCGAACAGATTTGCGTAGTGAACAGACATTTTAGTGGTTTCAGTGGAAGTGCTCATACTACTAGGACACTTTGGAGGTGAGTAACTTTAATTGGGTGTTTATTGTGTTACACTTTTTTGAGCGAAGTTAGGAAGGGAAATCATTAGTTTTACTGAACTTTGAGTTGGTGAACTTGAACGTCGCAATACTGAGAATCTTTGTAATCCTCATTGTATTCTTGTTTCATTTCCTCTGCGCGACGATTTGCGTCTTCTTCGTTAGCATACAAACCATAAAGTTCATCGGGTTCGTATTCATCAAGACGGGCATAAACACCGTAAACAATCATTTCAGAACGTGACGATAATCAATGGATTTGATACACCAACCTGTTGCACATGTGATCTCTTCAACTAGATCATCTTCATCATCTGCTTCCCAAATCATACCGATAGTTTCATCGGTAATGTTACTAAACTCATGCTCGGGAAAGTCATCATCTTCATCAAAATCAAACTCGATTGCAGTAACTTGGAAAAGCATCATTTGCAGTAGTTAAGGTTTACTTGGCAGAACTGATCTGCCTGTTGTTCTTGATACTCATTGGTCGTTGCGTGTGCAATCAAACCAAAGCGAAGACCGAGTGCTAGAGTAGCAATCAAAAAAGCAATTCGCATCAAACTGCACCTGCCATAAAGTTGTATTCTTGCACCAGGTTAATGTTATCACCAGTGATCACATAATCCATTGCAAGACGCTCATCAATCTCGCGTTGTGCATCTTTTTTGGTCAGACACTTTTGAGAGATGGTATCAATACCCTTCCAAGAAAGAACCTTGAGAGTATAGTTGGAACAATCCTCAATGGGATAGAAACCAACAATCATTGTACCATCTTTAGACTGGAGAGTAGGAAACTCGATCATGGTTTGTGAAGTGCTCATACTACTAGGACACTTTGGAGGTGAGCTATTTTAATCACTTGAAACTTACGTTGACACCAACAACTTTTGCCTTAGGATTTCGTGCCAATGCAGTTTCACGGGCATCTTGTGGGTTGGTTGCTTGTACTTCTTCCTTGAAGACTTTACCACCAACGTATAGATCAACAATGTACTTCATAGTGTTTGAAACGGTTGTGCTTCTTTGATGTTAGAATTGAAAAACTTTTGAAAGATAGAATCAATCACAGGATACCATTCCTCGTTTGCACTTGGGTATCCACATTCTCGTGCTTGATTGAGAAACTTAAGGATGCAAGTTTCCTCATTAGCAGTGAACTCAACTCGATTGAAAGTGTAACCGTCAGTCATACATTTTCATCTCCCATATCAAAACAACACTGCTCATAACCTTCATCATACATTGCTTGGGCAAACTCAAGAATAAGAGAAGGAGTTACTTTCCAGTTTCTAATATCATCTTCATCACGAAGACAGAATTTGAACTTTTCGGCAAGTTGTAGGATTTGTTCTTCAGTCATAATCAAACAGGGGTAACTTCAACAGAACGGATAAGATTTGTGCGATCTTGTGCTAGATAATCATCAGCGATTTTACCACAAGATGAACGAGATTGGATGATCTTTTCTTCATACAGGTTCTCATCTTCATCAGGAACCCAATACTCAATCAGAAGGCGATAGTTTTTCATCAGTAGTGTGCCTCAGAGGTGTCAAGAACTTCGCTGTACTTAGCGATACCATCATAGCAACGCTTTGCCATTTCAGAATCACCTTCAGCAACGTAACCTTTCAGAAACTCAAAGCAGTATTTGATACGCTGCTCAGGAGTAACTTTAGCGAGTTGTTGTTGCTTACGCTCATAAGCGGCGTTGTAGGCAAACATTTCACGATCTTCGAGGGAGATGTTGTGAAACTTGCGGTCGGTAGTGTTGGTCATACTACTAGGACACTTTGGAGGTGAGCTATTTTAATTGCCCGTTACCACGTTCCTCTTTGGACGTGAATGTTGCGGATTTCGTTGTAAATAAACTGTTTTAGTTTGTTGTCGTCAGTATTATCAAAAGCATAATAAAGACGATTGAGGTACTCATCTTGTGTGGCACCTATGTTACCATCACCACCAATCTCATTGAGTGAAGAACCTGCGACAACTTTTGATTTGCCAAAGTTACCAGACACACGCCCAGTTGTTCTCAGTTTGGGTTTGATCTTGGAGAGATTTGAGCTAGTCATCGTGCTACAATGTCAAGAGTTTCCAACAGCATCATCGAAAGTTCCATCTGGTTCTCATCATCAACCACGGGAATGTTTGTCTCTACAAACTCACTAATCAGTTGAGCAAAAAGTTCAGTTGTGCGCTCATCTGTGAATAGAGCAGTGGCAAGTTCATTCTTGAACCCATCACGCAGAAGTTTGAGCGACTTTGTGACAGTCATTTCTTTGATTTGTTCATCGTAAGTCATTTCAGTGTCGTACATTGTGTTACTCATTTTGCGTACATATATCCGGATGCCCAATCGCAATTCTCCAAAACATATTCACGATCTTTAATCAATCGCAAATCGTAGCGAACTCCTTTGGCAGGAGATTTCCAACTGGAACTCTTATACATCTCACCAGTATTCTTGTCGATGAAGCAGTGTACTGACCTGCTACCACCACCATCAATCATCACAACTTTGTGATACTTTTTACCAGTCTCAATGGTATAATCAATGTCCGTTTTACCAGACTTGAGTTCATCAATCTTGAGAAGATGATGCTCTACACTTTCACCAAGTTCAACAGAACGCTGATGACCACGAATAGCATACTGACGATAGTTGTCTTTCAGTGCTTCAATCAGCATGTGAGTGTACTTGAGTACATTCTCTGCAATAGTTTGTTTTGCTTGTGCTTGCATTGTAGTTGTGCTCATACTACTAGGACACTTTGGAGGTGAGCTATTTTAATCATCCCCAACTCTTTGCCATCGTGAAGTTGGCATGAGAGAATGTCTCACGATCCACTACCTTGAACGATCCAAACTTGTTGTGGATGACATAACCTTCGTGGAAGGAATCAATACCATTGATAGAACATTCAATGTCGTCAAGTTCGTGAATGAACAGGAACAAATCATCCTTGATAGACTTCACCAACTTCCACAAACGGATCAAGTTCTTATCACAATCACATTTTTCTGCAATTTCATCTTCATCAATGACCCTTTGCTCCCTGATGCAGGCATTTAACTCTTTTTTGATTTGTGATGCCTTGCGATCAGACACAAACTCACATAGGGTGCTCATTTGCTTGGCAAACTTACACACATCTTCCAAATCTTCACGATAAGGGTTCAGAGACACCTCAGGTTGCACAAACAGAACAGTCTTAGTGCTCACAAACTTGCTAGTGATAGGATGTGCTACCATCTCAGGCAGTTTGTCACCAGTGTAGTAAGTATGAGGGCAAATGATAATCTCCTGCCGCACAATCTCAGGGAACTTGTAGGTAATCGTATTGGGCGTAAATGTATCCAACCCTTTACCAAAACCAATCCAATCACCCTGATACACTTTCTTAGTGCGAGGCAGAAACTCCAGGCAATAGATAAGGATTTGTGCTACGCGAGGTTGACCACCAAAATGCTCAAATACATCATCCTCATTATAGCAAAGGCGAATCTTTTGCTTGTTAAATGCTGCTTTGGTGCAAACAAAAAACTTACCATTCTCAGGATTAGTGCCCCACACAACAGCAGGAGCACCATCCATCTTTACGCTGATAAAACTATCAACTTCAGAGAACCAATCAAGAACAGAAAGATCACCATTCAAGATACAATCTTCGGGGTGTTCAATGTGTTTGTTTTGCATTGGTTTCTTACTCATACTACTAGGACAGTTTGGAGGTGAGCTATTTTATTAGATCAAACTTCTGCCAGTTTGATGAGGCGATTGCGAATGTCAAACAATTCCATTTCATCCAAATCTGCAGCATCTAAATCTACAGGTGCAAACTCCTCTAGATTTACACTACCATCAGAATAGATGGGGGCATAGTACAACTCATCGCCATCTTCTTGTGACAGAGTGTAGACACAACCGTGATTGGTGGAAGTAACAAAAATCATTGGAGTTTCACGAACAAAAGTACAATAAAGGAGCACAAGCATAAAAGCAAGTGCTCCTGTGGCAGTTTATCAAGCGGAACGACGCTTGCGAGTTTTGGTAACAGTAGCAGGTACAACTTGAGGTTGATCCACTACAACAGCAGGAGAAAGTTGTGCTTTACTGAACTCAATCAGCATGTCAACAAACTTCAGAAACTGAAGAGTTGCAGAGCGAACTTTCTCACTTCCATTGTTCTCATTGAAGGAACGAATGAAGAATTGAGATACACCGACAACAACAGCAGCGATAGTAGCAATGTTGCGGACGAGAGTATCAACGAACTTCCAGTAAAAAGTCATGGTTTAGGTTAGAAACTTCTGTGAGGTGCGACCCTCACACTACTAGGACACTTTGGAGGTGAGCTATTTTAATTTGTCTCGTAGTTTGTAATGTAAAGATGCTTCACTTTTGCTCCACTGTGATCCTTATCCTTACCAAATCGTTGGGCATAAGCAAAGTCCTTTTCAATAATGTTAAAGTCTTTGTAACTCTCACGATAAAACTCATGGTCAGAATGAATAATCATCCATTTTGCTTTTGTTGCTTTCAGGCAACCTAAAAGGTCTTCATGTAGACTTGAACCACCATCGCCCTGAGTGTAACCAAGTCGCTCAAGATAGGGTGGATCAATGAACACAAAGTCATCTGCATTGATTTCACCAAACAGATCCACAAATGACCCGTATCTGAATACACATCTCTTACTCAAGAAATTGTGATGATCAGGAGACAAATTACAAGAAAATCGTTTATAGTGACCAAAGGGCACATTAAACTCACCTTTGGCATTGTATCTTTCCATTCCCGAAAAGCACAACTGTCGCACAATAATGTATGATAATGCTCTCTGAAGTGGATCTACACAATCCCACGGTTGATTGATTGCCTCTCGTGCAGCATAAAACTCCTTCTCAAGATCATCATGCTCCAGTCCTTTGATACAGTCAACCTTCACCTGCAGTTGAGGATAAAGTTCCTCATTTGCAACCACAGAGTATAAGTTAATGACATCGCGGTTGATGTCACTCATCAGAGCAGGATAACCCAGCCCAAATGATACTGCAGCACCTCCACAGAAAGGTTCTACAACCCTTGAAAACTGTGAAGGTGCTAGTTGTTTGATGAGTGGCAATTCTTTACTCTTGCCACCCTGGTATTTTACGATTGGTTTCATAGGTTACTCAATCTTTCTTTTAATTATAGCATCAAAGACCCATTTCTTCAAGGATAGGAGCAACAACTTCACGGAGGAAGGTAAAGTATTCTTCGGAAGTGAAAGGTGCTTGAATGGTCTCAATCATCCAATTTACACCATAAACTTCCACACCCTTGTTGTTATACTTGGTTTTTTCTTTCTTGCTAACTTCTGCAACAACGGGGACAAAATACCCCGACTTTACATCAACACCAAGAACACTGGTAATGTCCTTGATCTTCTCGTTAGATGCACGAACTTTCTCACTATCAAAGTTGAGATTGCACTTGCTTTCGAGATACCAAGTCTCATCAATTCGGAACAGATGATCAATTTGACGAGTGCGACCATTCACATCAATCAGATTGCTTTCTTCAATGAGGTTTTGTGCCACCAGACTGTCACTAATAACAGTATTCCAGAATTGCTCAATTCGCTCACCGAAAGCAATCAAAATAGACTGCGGAGAAACACGATCATCAAGACCAAGTGCCTGAAGAATGTAAGATTCAGTCTTCTTAGGTTTGATAGAAAGAACCAACGGAAGCAGGTTGTCTTCTAGGTAGGTCATTTGTTGGATGCTTATACTATGAGTACAGTTTGGAGGTGATCTATTTTAATTCACAGGAAGTTTTGCCATTGACTTACCTTTTTTGTGATCGGTGATATATTTTCTTGCTGAACTTTCAGTCCTACAAAGTTTATCAAGTTGTTGACCATTGTGAATGATGAGATACTGATTTCCATAAGGAATGGCAGCATAAGTATCCTTGAACATCGTAAATGCTTCTTTCATTATACTTTCAAAAAAATAGTGGTTTTGATTGCAGCGGATGACCCATAGGGTCTGTGACATAGAATTGCAGAAAAATCGGGGTTTTGACCCCTATCCCTGGTGGGGGCGTCACCGCCGCACCACACTGATAGCGGGTTCGCCCTTCTGGAAGATCGTATCAACCACAGACTGCACAGCGCGTGCGGTGCTGATACCAACCTTGCTGTAGACTGGGATGCAAACCAGACCGAACGATTTGGTATACTGACCCAGGTTGCCAGGTTGGATACTGCCATCGCGCAGACCTTTGGCATCATCGTGATGCAAACGGATGCAACGTCCGATCGTCTGACTGATGCCAATGAAGTCCATGTTACGCAGGAAAAGAACTGCTTCCAGACCGCTCACATTGATACCTTCAGCGAGGATACTGTGGTGTAGAACAACGAATTTCTTATCGTTATCCTTACCCCAGGCAGATAGGGTGTCGAAGAATACTTCACGGTTCACTTTCTTGCCATCAATCACAGCACCAGTCTTGGCAGTAATATACATCCAAGAGTAACCACGTTGCTCTAGTTCAAAGCAGAAATCAGTTTCAGACACAAGAGACACGATTTGCTTGGTTGCCTTAGCACAAATCAGAATCTTACCGACCTTGTTGTCATCAATGGTTTCCAGCAGGTTAGCAGCATCGCGGTCGAAGTTAGTCTGCTTACCTTGTACCATTTCCAGTTGCTTGACGATCACTTTAGGAGGAACAATGTACCCACCTTCGACTAACTCAGGAGCTGGGACTTTGCAGATTACCTGACCATAAACAGCAGCATCATTCATCCCAGGTTTGCCAGTAGCGAGGGAATGTTTGGGAGTTGCAGTAAAGAAGTAGCAGCGACGTGCGTTAGCAGCAAAGTGCTCAGTTGCAGGGAAAAAGTGACGCTGAACACTGTTATGTGCCTCATCAAAGTAGATCGTATCCACATCAATTCCTGCCACTTGAAGACGCGACAGAGAGTTGTAAGTGGTTACAATCAAGCGATGATTGTCAGCATTGGCATCAACCCAGCGACGAATCTCATAGGGACGAGTAGAAGACTCGTGATGCGTCTCTCCCGAGTGGATATGGAAAACCTTTGCGTTGGTAATAAACTCCAGGAACTCAGAAGACAGTTGCTCAGCGAGCAAGATGCGGGGAGCAACAACAACAATGGTCTGCGGAGTTTCAGACTGCAACTCACGCAGAGCATCTGAAATCATAGTCAAAGTTTTTCCCGCTCCAGTTGGTTTAATCAACTGTCCTTTATTATGCTTCGCCATAGCATCAAGACCACGTTGCTGATGTGGGCGAAGTTGGATTTGCATTGGAATCATCATCTAGTATTAGGACACTTCAGAGGTGAGTAACTTTAATTCGCCTTCTTATAGTAGTTCAGTTTATCAATCACACCTTGCATTGTAGCACGATTGTACCCATTCGCAAAGGATGGACTTCTCTCAGTTTCAGGATTAGAACTGAAATCAACATTCTTGGAGACATTAACACCCTCTTGGAGAAGGCGAATGACATCATCAAAGACAAAATCAGGGATTTGAATGTAATTCATTGCTTTCAGTGGTTTGATAGGTAAAGACAAAATAGCACGCTTACAGGCGACTGTGGAGCGTGCTGGTGGGCAGTTAATCAACCGCGAACATTTCATCAAACAACCAATCACCAGAACGCTCTTTTTCTTCCCATACTTTGTTAGCGTTCTCAGCAATCATTGCTTGCTCAATCTTCATATCAAGGGCAGATTTGGTCATGAACCAGTTACCGTTGCGGTCTTGCCAAAGCATAATGTTTTGAGTGTTGTCCTTATACTACTAGGACACTTTGGAGGTGAGTAACTTTAATTGGTCTCAACTCCCTGATGCTTGTGCTGCTGCTTTTGCTTTTGCTCTCATACGAACAGCAACAGCATTACTCCACTTTCCACCATCTGCTTCGTATTCTCTACGCATTTGTGCAAGAATCTCAGTAGCAGATTTCTTAGTTTTTTGTGCTGCTTGAGTTTTCTCTCTATTTCTAGCAGCATCTCTCTCCTGACGTGTCATAGGAGCACCAGTTTCTGTTTTCCACTGTCTGCGTGGTTTTGCTGCTGGTTTCTTTTCTTGTTGTGGTTTAGCTTGAGCGATTGCTTGTGATGCAGTCTTTGGTTGTTCTTTACCACTTTCTTTTGCTTTACGCTCAAGATATGCTTTACGCTGTCTCTCTTTAGCAGTCATTGCAGCACTTCCTTGAGTTCCTGCAGTTCCAGGTTTCAATGCTGTTGCACCTGCTCCTCTTCCAGGTGCAGGTGCTGAAGATCCTCTTTGCTGACCAACATCTTTGCGTGTCTTATAAGCAACTGGTTCAGTTTTACCACCACCAACTGCTTTTACTCTGCGTCTTTCAGGAGCAGTCTTTTTGCGCTCTTTACCTATTCTACCACCTGCACCAGTTTTGATAATGGAAGCACCACCGCCCCAACCAAGTTTACTAGCAGCATCAGCATCAGATGCTTCGCAAAGTGACATAAACTCCTGAAAACTACGCATTGTTCTATCTAAACACTACTTTTTAGTATTTAGAACTCTTCTTCCTTTGCTTTATATGCACCTTTGAATACACGTCCTTCAGCATAAAATTGCTTCACACGTTCACGTCGGGTAGCAAGTAGGAGATCATATTCTTCTTGTTGCTGTTTAGTGAACTTAAAATCTTGCTTCCTCCAAGCATCTTTCAGTTCACGAATGTGAGGAAGCACGTTAGGGATTTGTTCAATCATTTGTTCAGGATACAGTAGAATTGTGATCGGTGGGGGTTTCTGTAGACACTTGCTTAGGTGTCACACGAACATTGTAAGGAGAATAATAAAACCGCTTGAAGGCAGTAACAACAATAACAAACGCTGAAATAACACCAACCAAACCAAGGATGGTAACAGCATCGCCTCCAAAAGTATAAGTTTCAGGCATAATCAATAATCATAGTTTCCGTTAAGGTATTCATTCACATCAAACTTGGTGTGAACATTGGGGAAAAGTCGGTCATCATCTTCCCCATCAGAGAGAAACTCATTCATCTCTTCAACAAAATCAAAGGTAGAAAAGTCTTCAATTTGAATGTCGTCGAAGCAGTCCATAATTTGTTTCTTGCCTACATTACTAGGACACTTTGAAGGTGAGCTATTTTAATTCAACGAGAAAGTATTGCTCTCATTTCTGCTCTTTTCTGTGCTTGTTGTGCTCTTGCCTCCGCGCCAAGTTCTTGATGAACATGTTTAATTTGTGCAGTTTTTTGTGCTGCTTGTCGCATTGCCACTTGCTTACTATAAAGATTTGGCTTCATATGCGGAGTTTGCTCTGTTTGCAACTCTCTCTTAATTTCCCTTTTTAGAGTTTCTCTTTCGGAAGATGCTTGTTGCTTCTCTCTTTGAGATGCTTTATAGTCTGCAACTTTTTGTTTATATGCTTGCATTTGCCCAAATTGTCTTTGTCGAAGATCTTGTCTTCTTTGTTCTAGATCTTCATCAATCTTTTTGACAGATTTTGCTAGTTTCTTTATTCTATCAGTTACTGCCTTGCCTCCACTACGCTTCACAATCAACTTATCAACTTCTTTCTTTTTCGGTTTACCCATTGGACCATCATAACGCTGAAGAGTATAGGAAATATTCCCTTCACTATCTCTCTTGTAAGTTCCAGGAACTGCATGTGGAGGAGTATCAGGTTTCTTACCCTCGCAGATTTGATAAAACTCTCTGAATGTTAGCATTTTATCCTAATTCTCCCATTGCTTTTTGCTTACGAAGTTTCTTGGGGTTCTTCGTCTTGTCTGCAGAGAAGTTATCATCATTCTCATTATCAGGATCTACAGCACTACGATGTCTCGTGCGTCTTTCTTCATCATCCAGGTTTGAACGCATTCTCTTTGCTTCATCTGGAGAATATCTTCTACCACTGTTATACCATTCCTTACCTACATGACCTCTCTTCACAGCATCAGCACGAGTAGCAGACGCTTTTGCTTTTTTACGATTTGCCTTGAAATCTTTCATCGTCATACCTTCAGCAATCATAATACTCTCTCTCCACTCTTCACTCATATTCACCATAATTGCAGATGCTGCCTCTTCAGTTTCAGCATATCCTTCATCAAGAAGATGTGAGAGGATGATGTCGTAAATATCTACTTGTTCTTTTTGCTCTTTTCTTTTTTCAATCTTTTTCATTCCTCGTTTAGCACCCTCAAATCTTTTAGATAGAGTTTTTTTATCTCCTCTAACAAATGCTCCCACAGCAGAAGCAGCATTTTTTGCCGCATAAGATTGCGTTTTTTGTGGAGTATCTAATACTTCATCAAGTTGATTACTAACAACTTCCAAATATGCTTCTTGAAGATTGCGAATGTCTTGAGCGTCCATGTTACGAATAACTTTTTAGATATTTATATTCACTCAAACTCAAGGGTCTTATTTGAGTATTTGACTGATGGAGTTTCATACTCTGGAATAGTAGAAGTTTCCACAAATACTTCAATCTTCGTCTCATCATTCCAGTGACGAATTACACCAGCGACAATAAAAGCATTGGTAATCAAATACGTTGCAAAAATAAAAGTTCGGATAAGGGCAACCTTATCCGATTCACGATCACATTTACTTGCTTTTTCACCTAATGCTTTCGCCCACCAACGCCAAGCACTCTTGTTCTTCTTCATATCTTGATTTTCTTGATCTAACATACTTCAACTGTTTCCAATCTTCTTTGTAACAAACTACAAGCAATCTTTCATTCTTATGAATAGGACAACATTCATAGTTTTCTTCATCTTTAGGGCGAACAACATATTCAATCGTTATGTATTCATCATCCCTAAAATAAACCCAACCCTCAACACCTTTTGTCCATTCAACATAATCATTGACTTGTGGTTTGTATGTCATACAAAGAACGCATCTAATGGGGACTGCTTGATGGGCATTGTAGTGTAATTTCGCGTTTCCTTGATATTTACACAAGCACCAATGGTTTTACTATTGATGGGGGCGAAATACTCTCTGGTTTTGGTATTGTAGAAGGAGTGTATAGTTCTGGTTGGAACACCATTATTATAGACAAACTTGCGAGTGTTGCATAACCAAATACTGACAACATTTCGCTTGAACTCTTCACACTCATAATAGTATCCTTCAGGGGCAGAATAGGGGAGAGGCGGAACTTCAACAGTCATAGAACTTGTCACGCGACATGTACTCAATTTGTTTTTGCAGTTGTGAGATTTCGTGTTCTTGTTCTGCAATTTTACTTTGCAGTTGTTCGATACGTTCTTGATACTGTTTCTTCAAATCAAACACCATCTTATTGGTGTGAGTAACGTGATTAGTCATCAGGTTGTAAAGGATTCGACTACGCCAGATTCTACATCCTCGGCAAGAGCATAAGTTCTTGCGCTTAACACATTTTCACGAAGAGTTGTGTAATGCTGCTCATAGAAGTTCCCATCATCTTCTGCAGAAATCAGATCGAAACACTCATTGTCGTTTTCAGCAATAACATTCCAAAGTCCACCATATTCACTGGAGGGAAAAGGGATGTAATGGTCAACGATGTAAAGAAACTTTTGTGCCATTTTTATTCGTAAATTACCTCTTAATTGTAGTAGTTTTCGTCGCCTTCGTCAAGATTATTTTGGTCAGCAGCAAAGATAAATGCTGCACCGATTGTAAGTAGAGAACCCAGTCCCATTCCAAGTAGAAAAGTCATCAATAAAACTCCGCCAAGTAGTAGTCAACGGGAACTTCAAGTTTAGCTGCTTCCCGTTCAACTTCTTTCCAGAACTCTTCTGCTACTTTGTTCATTTCTGCTTGTTTAATGAGATCACGAAGTTTTTTAGAAATCATTTTAGTTAAAATGCGATTCGTTTTTTGGTCGAATTACCTTAAAATAGTAGGTAAGTATCAATAATACTAATACTACCAACATAAGGTAGGTAAAGACACCAACTGCAAGCGTCATTTAATCTCAGCAGAGGGAGGTTTCTTTAGATTATCTATCGCTTTAGAACGATAGTAGGCATCATAAAGACTTTCATCACGCTGGATTAGAAAGATATTCCAACCAAGAATGACTGCAAAACCAATCAATCCAGCAACAATGTATTTGCGGTTCATTTGTTCATTTGAAGTGTAGGGACAGGCATACCACCTTCGGTAGGAACGTAGATCGTCACGTTACCTTTATTAGATCCTTCTTCCAGACCAGTGATGTAAAGATACTGGAGATACTCACGGTTATCTTTCAGACTATCACCGATAATTTGGTTTGCTTTGGCAACACCAGTAGCACGGATGATTTCAGCATCAGCAAGTTGCTGAGCACTATCTTTCTTTGCTTGTGCTTCCAACACTGCTACCTGTCGGGTATATTCTGCTTTCTGAAGTTCTGCTTTACCAGCAAGAGATTGTTGCCATACGTTGTATTGAGGACCACCAATAAAGAGGATACCACCAATGAAGAACACACCAGCAATAAAGAGAATAGCAGGAGGGTCAATAAATCCGTTTTGTTTCATTTTGTAGATACTCCAGAGTTCTTAAAGATAAGATTGGCAAGAGCGATGATAGCAAAGTTCTGCCAGAAGGTCAAAGATACATTAAACCAAGACAAAATAAGTCCAAGCAACCATGCCTCAAAGAATAGACTTACTGTTACAATAATAACAGCACCAAAGACAACACCAAGAGCAGTAGGAATATCAGTAGTAGGTTTCATAGATCAAACAGCAAGAGCAGCAGAGGGGATTTCAACTTCTTTTACAAGATCGGGGTGAACATCACCGTGAAGATCATAACACACCCACTCACCATTGGTAAAGAGGTAAGCATATTCTTCACCATTACACAGATACTCATTCAGGTTAGCATCATGGCGAGGAGGGCAATCTTCACCACGCTGAGAGTAATACTCGGGTCCATAAACACCCTTTACAGCACTATCATCCCAGCGATCATCAGTCCAGCAGGAACTCATATCGCCACCATCAATCAGTTCTTCAGCAAGAGAACGTGAGTTGTAGTGAGTGTTCAGAATACGACCCAACCATTCGGGATAACCATCCCAGTGGTGATACGCAGAAAGAATAGAACCATCTTTGAGTTCAAGACCAATTCGTGCTCGGGTTGCCATTTGAGTGTTGTGCTTACATTACTAGAACACTTTGGAGGTGAGCTATTTTAATTCAACCACCCTTTTCTCTCAAACTACGCACAAGATACTCAGTAAACTCTTCCATTTTTTCTGGAACTACAGCAGCAGGTCGCTCATTGATTGCATTTTTGAGTGCTGTCATTTCTTTCCATTCTTCATCAGTAAGTTTTTGATGTTTGCCCGATGAAAGAGTCATAAATTTGCTCCCGTGATTATGTCCATATCCTAACAGTATTTAAGGGAGATGTGCTGTTTCTTAATATTCTCTTTGGGATTGATTAACAGTTCTTTACGAATTAAAAAACGTACCAAATCCACCTCTTTCATCTCCAAAACCTTTCATTCTGTCCTCCAATTTATCAAGAAGTTGATCAGTCTTAATTAGAGTATCAATTCGACAAATCATTTCAGAAATCTCACGCGAAACAAAAGGTTTCTCTTGACGTGCAGAATATGCTAAAGCATTTCGTAGATTTGCTTCTGCCTCCTTCAAACTTTGTTCTACAGATTCACTCAGGGCCATTTACTTTCCTCATTTCAAAACTACCATCTCCACGATCAATCCATTCTACAGTATCACCTTCATTAAGTTCAGCAACTTCAAGCAAATCATCAGGCAATTCAATATAACATTCTCCAGTCAGTCCATCAACTTGAACAGGAAGTTGCCATTTTACAACTTTATCTTCTTTTGTGTTGCAGTAATCATGAACAAAGACATCACCATCCTCACTTACATAAACTGGAGGACCTTCGACATCTGTTTTAGTCCAGAAATCATCCCAAGCACCTTTACATTCTGGTGATGGATCATCTTTATCACAACTCAACACTCCATTTAGATAATCCTGATATTTGTTACTGTCAATACCACTATTCAAAAGTGCAAGAAGTTCATATGCTTCAGATGTTTTCTGTTTATATGTGTAGTAGTTTTCTTTTACCACACCAACAATCACATCATAGATTTCCTTAGGTGTTGCTTCACCTGCAGACATTGCATCGTGCATCCAATTCTCAAGATTTTCAAGAGAATACTTTTTGTAATCAAAGTCAGTCATTTCTTGGTTTGGGTTTAGAACAGTCGTGACAGTAATAGGAGAAACCATCTCGGAAGTATTTTACCACTTGATAGTGGTCTTTGTCAAGTGGTTTTTCCACTCCACATTTATCACAAATCCTTGTCTTTCTTGATGGACTTTCGGATACGCTTGAGTTCTTTGAGTTCCATCTTAATATTTTTGTAAGCAGTGTCAGCATCAATCTTATCTCCAAGTTCAAGTGCAATGATAATTTCTACTCTTGTGCCAAAGTGTGCTAATGCGCGTTCGAATGAGTCAAGTTCATACATCTTTTTTACTCCAGTTCTCAAGAGTTAGAATATCTATGCGGGCATCAACTGCATCAATAGAATTGGAGAGTTCATAGAAACAATTACTATTTTCCACACTCTCTGCTTCAAGTGCTTCAATGCGCTCTTGCAACTCAATTAGTTTGGAATAAACATCTTCAGTATTTGGTTTTTCATTAGGAGAAACAAACCACTTAATAAACTTTTTAATCATTATCAAGAAGTCCAACAGATTTCAAGTAACGCCTGTATGACATAAAACGCCCCAAAGATGGTTGTCCTGGAGCATTTAGTTGATGACTAATCTCGCAATAACACAGCCACTCGTACCAGGGAGTAGTCTTATCAAGAACATGATAAGGATATTCTACAGTAGTTCTTTCCAAAATTCCTCTCCTTTTTGTAATGCTAATACGACAGTTGTATGTTCTCTTGCGTGTCGTTCGAGGTCTTTATCTTGAAAGCAAATGTTAGACCTTTCTACAGCACAACGAAAGATATTTGCCCAGAACTGTTGATTAGGTGTTAGACGCATTTTCATTCTTCAGATCTGGATGTGGAGCATACAGAGGACCAGGATAGTTGCCAGCAAAGTTTGTAAGTTCCTTAACTGCTTTTACAGTCTCTTCTGTCTCAACCCATTCCCACGAGTTTCCATTTTTATCTACAAAATTGCGAATAGTCATAGTTTTCCTCCAACTTCTCCTTCATATGTGATTATATCATCACTCCAACCTTCTTGCAACCCTTTAAGGTAATATCTTGTAGCCCTGATGCACTCTTCTTCAGTTAGTGATGTGATAATACCTTTTCCATCAGGATAATGTGATTGCCAGGTGCCCCAACTTTTTTGCTCAATATAGAAAGCATTTTCATCATAACTTTTTTTCATATTTTTTTATAGCAATTTAGTTAATTCTAATTCGTAAAGAGGTATCAATACCTCTATAATTTTGGTAGTTTGATAATCCACCTGGAGTTGATATATGTCCAGTCACAAGACATTTCCATCTTTGTGCCGCAACTTTTTTACCTGCTTTTTTTGAGACCTCTTTTCTTTCTTCTTCAGTTAAAGAAAAACAACCTTTTTTTAAAAGATACGATTTTTCTCCACCTTTTCTTCCAACTTCACTTTTCTGCTCCGCATTATATGCGAATATACCTTTTCTCTTTTCAATATTTTCTCTTAATGTTTTTTTGCCCAACTGTTGAATATGTCCCGTTTCCACATTTACAATTCCACCCATTTTTCCAAATTTACTTCTTTGTTCGGATGTGAGTGAAAATATTCCTGTATTATTTTCACGGTGTTTTTTTCCAGTAACACTACCTCCAATTTTTCCCGCTTTACTACAAGTATCTAATGAAAAAAATCCGCCACAATTTGCGTTTAAACACCATTTATCAGTATTATAAACTGGTTTTATCAATCTTCTCTCAATTTTAGAAGCATCCTCACGACTACTAAAAGTTTCTAATATCTGTTTCTTTGGCGTATAGAGTTCCCAACACCATTTGTTTGTTATAGGAGAACCCCAATATTCCTCATCATACACTTTTTCTTCGTGTATTCCATAATAGTAATAAGGAACCTCTTCAAAGGTAATTTTATATGTGTATATTCTTGGAGAATACATAACTCTGCTCTTTAGTTGACTGCATTAATATTTATAATGCAAAGGAGAGGATTTCTCCTCTCCAACCTGTAGAGATTGCAGTCAACTTCAGGCATCATTATTTATTCATAATGACTTAGTTGCCTCCGCAATTCTACTTTTGTGCTGATCAAATTTCTATATAAAAATTTTTGATACTCATTACCTTCCAAGAGTTTTGTAAGATTATCAATCTGCATTAGAGCAAGAATGAGTTTTGTTTTATTATCCATTGCTATTCAATTTTTGAATATATTCATCAATTGCGTTAATAAAGTCTTCTTCGGTCCAGTCGTTGAAAATACTTTCCTCAGGAGAATTCTCATCCCAGGAGATAGTGAGCGATCCGTCTTCATTTTCAGTTACCTGTATCATTTTTTAGACTTTGTAGAGCGAGCAGTGTTTCTAGTGGAATCCACGCTGGGTTTTCTTTTGCGAACTGCACTTGTACTTCCGTCACTTTTTGGTTTAGGTTTTTGTTCCACACTTCTCGTGTGTTTTTTACTGGGCTCAGGGGGTTTTCCATCACGATAATCAATTTTAAGAGTTCTCTTATCCAGTTTATACCTTTCTAGATATTTGTCAAGGTGTTCCTGACACTCAAACCAACAGACTGTACTGTTTTTCTTTTCACCAAACTCAAGTCTATATCCAAACTTTTCATATGGAAATAGTTCAGTAGAAATCATCGCGTTATGTGTTCAAAATCTTGTACTTTTCCGTGCTTAAAATGTATCATACATCTAGGCCAATCTTCCCACTCCCCATCCCAAGTTGCTGGATAAACTTCCACATAATCAGTCACATAGCAGGGTTCTACCTTACCATGTTTTCCTGTTGGTATCCACTCAAAGTTAAAAATTTTTCTTTTTGGGTCTGTTTCATAACGCTCATCATCCTCTTTGATATCTTCAAAAGTATGAGTTTCTCTATGAGTGATTTCATACAAGCATCCATCAGGTGCAATCCAATAACTACACATTGCACAAGCAAGTCCTTTAGTTTGCATTGGTACATTAGTGAATTGTTCTCCCAAATCATAAGAAGAACGAATGTCGTCATATAGTCCCATTATTTTTCTCCAAGTTTAACAGGAAACTCTTCATCACTCAAATCATCATGCAGTAATTTAGCAAAGATTTCATATGCGGGTTGCCTTGTTTCAATCGCAGAAGATGTGGCAACAGTCCACATAATCCTCAACTGAAACTTATCAGGTAAGGTCTTCATCAGGTAACCTCTCATTCAAATCTACTTCAATATCACCAACAAGGTCATCAAGTTTATCAATCATATCTTGCGTGAATGGAACTGTTTCCACTTTACCACTCATCACATCATCAGCAAGTTTTCGTATGTGTTCAAGAAAACCTTTATCTAAGGTATCATCATAACACAGTGACCCCCAGAACCATTCATAACATTCTTCATAAGGGTCATCATACCACATAAGAGCATAATCCTTATAGTTTCCAGTCATCAAGTCCCGCCAGATGCGAAAATTACCTCCGATTGTTTGGAACCAGGATGGAATTAAATATGTGAAAATGTATTCAAGCCAAGTCATTAGAGGTAATGCGGTTTTTCTGAATCAAAAACATACCACTTTGCGTCTTTCATATCAAGACACATTCGTACAGTTTCGTGCTCTCTGTGTTCTCTATCTGTGCCTTTGTATAAGGTTCGTCTTTGGTAAGCATTACACCAGACATTATAGTAGATTTTAGATTTCTCGTTCATTTGGGACAATATAGGAAGTATTTGTATTCAGCAAGTGTTCCATAATGCCACTGAATTATATCACAGTCTTTATAGGTTCCAACCACCTTAGTATCCTGTTTAGTGTCCTGTTTAGTATCTGGCACACTATCTCCCCATGAGATGAAAGATATGATAAGAATTATAATACCAACAGTAGAAATGATAAATGCAAATCCACGCATAAACTCTCTAAGTGCTTTTTTATCATCTTCAATCATTTTCTGTCCCCCAAAGTTCATCCCAAGGTGCTGGTTTATTCATAATTTCCCTAAGCCTTTCTACTTTCTTAGGGTCTGGTGGATTATTGATTGCTTCCATCAGAGTATTATATGCTTCTTCTGAAACATAAATGACTGGTGGTTTTTGGTCTAACCTCAATTTTCGTTCGGGTGAAATAGTGATGTTGTAAGCATCATCATAAGGATAGATATATTCCATATACCATCCTAGGGATAAACCTTCCCAAAACTCATCGTATCCCCATTCATCACCATCATTATAACAATCCAGACAGTTCCAGAAGTTATGGAAACCATCAAGAAAAAGTTCAAGTTTTGTTGGATTTTCAAACCTCATGGTGTCTCATCGCTCCAATAATAACGTAGTTTATCGCCATCAGCAGAAATGTTCAGGTGATAGATTTTATCATCTTCGGTATACACACCAATCCAAAGTGTGCGTTCATTCATACTTTCCAGGTGAAACATTTGAATGTCTTGAAGCACAATCTC